CTGCGACCATACACACTCACAGCGTCGCTCAATGCTGCTGTCATTATGGTCTTGCCCGCACCAGTGGCCACTTCCTGCAAGCATTGTGGATTGGCCAGGAAGTTGTTGATGATCTCCACTTGATAGTCACGCAACAAGATGGGTTGCCCTTCTGCAGGATGTCCTCGAGGCCATAGTCGATCCTGATATGTGGTCTCCGTCACTTGTGTGAAATCAAATTGAGTAGTGTATTCTCGTTGATCGTCTAGCTCAATGTCATAGTTTTGTTTTTCCAATATGGGGATGATTTCAGGCAAGAGATTCACATAAGTGCTGCCACCCAGTTGGAAGTAGGCCACTTTGCCATCCCACCGTCCTAGTCGCACAGCAGGAAGATAGCGAGCGTATGGCACATCGTATTTGAATTTCTTTACTAGATCTCTGCGAGTGTCGAGATCCAAGCCTTCAATCTTTATATTGACTTCGTCGCGTATGGTTATTGTTGCTCTTTTCATTTTATATAAGGTGCCATTTCCGGAAATGTGTTTGCAAAATTCAAATTTCGATACTGATCATGTTGGTGTAATCTCTTACAGAATTCCTCAAACTGGTCTGAGTCCATTGAGGTTCTAATCATGCTGGCCCAAGTTCTAACATCTTCATGCTGGCTTTTATCCAATTGTGTCGCAATGCCATGTTGGTCAGGCCAAACTGTGGGTCTCATATGTGCAGGATTATGCACACGACCCAACCAAGGTCTAGGTAGTCCTACATTATAACACCAGGTGAAGAATTCGTCTAGATAAAAGATATTATACGCACTCACTGTATGGCTCACACTGAGTCTGAGATTTGGTATGCTTTTCTCTTGTTGTATATATCTGTGAACTGTTGATTCAGTGTCACTCCACGACGCAGGATATCGTATGTATTCGTATCTAGCGCCCACACCATCTATGCTGAGTTGCATGTCTATTTCGCGAAAGTGACTCCATAACTGCCACCATTCCCCATCAGGAAACACAGTTGCATTGGTGGTATAATGTATAGAGATATCCTGGGCTTGGCCGGAATCAATGTAATGTTGCAGTAATTTCTTTTGTTCTCGTATGCCACTTAAAAATGGTTCGCCACCAGGGATGTCCAAGTGCAGGATCCCTGGTGCTTGTGCTACAAAATCATCTACAAAATCATTTCGATAAAACTTCACATGTTGGAAATCCTGCCCGTATATGTCACGGTATTCTTCTCGCCAGCGGCTGCTATTATCACTGTCGCAGGTGATACATTTTAGATTGCAGGTATTTCCAAATGCCACACTGGCAGTGAGCCATTGGTCACTGTTTAAATCATAGTTGGCATAATGCTCTCGCCAACGGTCATGGTCTAATTCTCGCTTGCTTGGAATGTTGTTTTGTTCGTCCAGCTGACATCTCACACAGCCTGCAGGCCACGCATCATTTAAGAAATCCTGTTGGATTTGGTGTAAAAAGGCACTGCGAGAATATTCTTTTAAAGAATGAGTCTGGATGTTGAAGTTAGGATCTTGGGCACTGGGATTATATTTACAGCAGGGCAATATATTACCCTGTGGGCTGATATCAACATTGGTCCAAGGAGCATGGCAAAAAGGCATAGTGTATATAGTAGCATACACATGACAAAAAGTCAAAAAAACAGGTGCCAAATTGACACCTGTTATAAAAGAGTCGCCGGGCTAGAAATTCACTGCGACTCTGTTTTTCGCACCCACCGCCGAAAACCTATTTGATCTTTACCACACGGAATCCAATCTCCTCAGCTTCATCAGCTTCATATGTGGAATCCACAGTGTACAAAAACAAATCACCATCCCAAATTTCAAACATACACATTCCTTAAAAGATTGATTCCATCACTCGGGCCAGATAATAGGCACTGATAAACAAACACACCCACCCAGACACTGTAGAGCCATCCTCAAAGCAGTGCTTGGCGAACCACCCATTCAGCAACATCCAAACAATAGACACTTCCATGTTAGTCTGCTGCTTTCATGCAAGTAGTCTCTGCCAAACGACGCCAGTTGTCGGGACTCAGCTTACGCAGGTCAGCGATCTTCAACGCCATACGCAGGCTCATTTCACGCAAACGAGCTTGGTTAGTTTCCATAAACTCAAAGATGCTGTCTTGCGTTTCGGGCTCAAAGTCGTAGTCTGCGAACAGCACACCGTCTTTGGCGATCTGCTTGATACGCAAGATCTTGTCACGCATAGTGTCCAAGGTCAAGTCCAAGTAATGGCAACGACTTTGCAGTGCGTCCAAATGATCGCGCAGTTTCTGCGATTTCATCTTGTCAAACTTCAAGTTGGTAATGAAGATTACCGAACCTTTGAAGTCAAAACTGTCTGGGATGCCTTCGCGACGCAGAGTGCTGCTTTCGCTGAGCCAGGAGATCTTACGCTTCTTGCCAGAGTCCAGTGCGCCTTTCAGCAAGTTCAGTGCCACATCGTCCAGTAGGATTGAGTCACAGTCATCAAACACCAACACACAATTAGGGTCTGAATATTTGTACAGAGTCTGATACAGGCCAATAGGAGTTGCAGAGCCTTTTACAACTTCTGCGCGAAGCCGCTTGCCTGCGATCTTGTCAAACAGTGTGGCTTTCTCGATCTCTTGTTCCACGCCGTAGCTCTTGCCCACACCCGGAGGGCCGCTGACAATCATTGCACGGATGTCGCCACCAATGCAGGCTTTGCTCATTTCAGTTAGGATTTCAAAACGCTCGCGGATACGAGTCATTGCTTGTTCTTCAGTCTCTACTACAAAACTGGATGCTTTGACAGCGGGTGTGTTCATTTCCACAGTGTCGCCATTGATCATCTCGTAGTCAGAGATAGCATCGACGCGGATACGCACAGTGGCAGGGCAGTTGGGGAATGTGCCGTTGTTTTGCACAGTCACATAGCCGCCCTTGGCGCCCGTTTGGAAGCCGCTTACTAGAGCGAAGCTTTGGTTTTTTACAGTTTTGCCGCGGTACTCGCCGCGCAGTATACGAATAGCACTCATGGTTTCTAGCCCCGTTGTGTTGTTAAGCCACTATTATAGCAGCAGTTGAGATAGCAGTCAACCCATTTTGTTGCATCTTTTTCCAACTCGATTTGCGAAAAATTGCGACATTTTTCAGCAGTTTTTGTTGTGTGCTTTTGCGTTGACATGTGCTTATTATAGTGCAGAACGCAATACCGGTCAACCCCAAAAAAAAACCCTACATGTAGTAGGGTTTTTATATGCGAGTAGTAATCACTGTGGTGCTACTAGTACCACATCCGCAGGATCTACAAAAAAATCAAAGGTCACTGTTTCACCGTCGGCTATTGGATATACCCAATCACCCAGTCGGTCGCCCACATTCTGTCGCCAGGTCCAAGGCTGACCATTTTTAGTTAGATTAGAAACGCCATCACTTTCTACAGTATTGGTGTTTGGATCTGCATAATAAGAGTCGGGTTGAACCGTTGTTACCCAGATATATGTGCTATCATTGTAGGGGTCAATAGGAACATTAGGGTCAGTGGCCTGCCTCTGTTCTTCATATCCGGTATAATTCATCCAGAAATGGCGGAAAAACAAAGTACCGCCAGTCACAGTAATACTCACTGGCATTTGTCCAGTGGTGTCTGTTGTGGTTTCAAATAAAACTACCTCTTGCATTGGAGATGATGACAATGTTCCAGCACTAGGAATCACATCAACCACTGTGGTTGCCACTATTCCATTGATGATTTCGCTGCCATTATAAGTGGCCTGTACATGTACATCTCCGCTGGTGGAATATGCATCACCAATCAATTTAACTATTCTTTGTACCATAATTTATCTCCCGATACTGTATTTATATCAAACCCAGTGTTGTTTTATCACAGCATCGTTGACTTCGTGTGGTTTTGGGTCGCCGTGAAATATCAACACACTGTTGAGTGGATCCAGTATAGTGCCGCGATTGGGCCTGCGATAAGTGCGATTTTTAAAATTCATGCCGCCATCCAATGCTGTCCAACGCCAGCTCACTATGCGTCGTTCATCCAAGAAGCGTCTTTTTTGTGCAGGGATCACTGAATTTAAATAATCCTGATCGCCACCATGTTGGTGTCTCACACGGATGCGTTCTATGCCTTGTTGTTCAAATTGAGTCCATACAGATGCCCACTCATGCGTGTTCCAATACATCACAGATGAATTCATGTTCAAGCAATCGGGCCGCCATAATGATCGGAAATCTTTAAGAGTCCAAAAGAATGTGGGGCTGAGATTTACGATCCAATCTATATTGTCCACGATCACTGTGTCTAGGTCAAAATACAGCAATTGACCTGAAAAGTGTTGGGGATTGAATAATTGCATCTTGTACCACCAACTGCGTTTACGGCCTGATACACCCGGCCATTCTGTCAGATCATGTCGAATCATGTGTGCAGGCACAGGGCGTGAGGCTTCTGTGTAAACATGTAATTTCGCACCGCGTGACAAATGCCTATTCAGCATGCTATACAGTCGATCCACATAAGTGAAATCATAACCGTTGCCGTGGATCACACAGGCACAATCCACTGGGTCAGTGGGTGTAAAAATAACAGGTGGTACCGGTGCAGGTTCTCTTTTCTTTGCACGGTGCGCTTCTCGAATAGCACGATGCAGATCTTTTTCTCGTTTGATGGATGATCTATCGACTCGGTTCATATCTAATAATTATCCTTTGTACACCTGTTGCACATATATAAGTTTATGATACCTAAAATTATACATCATGTGTGGCCCGGTGCTGACCCATTTAGAAAAAAATTCCACGCATGGCGTACTAGTTGGATGAGAAAACATCCTGATTGGACATTTTATTTTTGGCGCCTGGACAATCTACCCGACAATATCAGTGACAATGTACGAGAATTAGCAAATGATCCCGGCTTTGCATTGTGCCCAAAAGCAGACATGATAAGGTTTGAAATAGTCCGAGTGTTTGGTGGCATATATGTAGACACTGATATGGAATGTTTAAAGTCGTTTGACTCATTTTTACATCATGATTTCTTTGTAGGTTACGAAGATGACGAACGCAGGATATGCCCAAGTGTGTTTGGTGCTGTACCTAATCATCCTATATTGACTCAGATGTCATTGACCAGTGCAGGCAATGCAAGAAGATACGGATATGAACTGTGCAACACACAACCACACAAATATACCAGTGTGAAACCATTTACTAAAATAGTTCGAGTGCATCAGCAGCAGCAACAAGACGACAGTTCATTGGATGGCCCGATACAGATTTATGATCGAAGTTATTTCTATCCTGTGTATTTCAATGAAAAACATCGATTAAAAGAAAAAGCACCGGGTGCCTATGCCAAACATCACTGGACCGGCAATGACCCCGACGGCTGGACCAAGGGCCCACGATTTGCTTGATCAGTCCACCAGGGGTATTGTTGTATAACTGCTAGTACATCAGCAGGATACTGATAATCAACCCAAATGGTTTGGCATTTATGATTGATGGCCAATTCAGGATTTCCAGCCTTGAATGATTCTAATACTTGATCAGGATCTCTATATTGGCTTTCAATACAGCTGATCACTTTGCTTTGTATACGAGTGTCGTCGCCCATCCAAGTCCAATGCCATCCTGTAATGCCCGGGAATATCTTACAATGCGCTCGATTTTTGCGTTTGTATTGATCACCTTTGTAGAGCTGCTGAGGATTCTGGAACATGTGTTTTTTTGCTATCACATGCCCGTTCCAGGTCCTGTGAGCTTTTTGATCAAACCGATAGATAAACATATCTAAAGTACAGCACACAGGTTGATTGAGTTGGTTGATCAACTCAACAATGTTGCCCAATGCGTTGGGATCCAGTATCTCGTCTAGGTCGCTGTGTATTACCAAGTCATCAGCATCTAATAGATCTATACCTTGTTGTAGGCCGGCTCTGCTGAAGTTTTCGCATTGCCAATCTTTATATCCATCGGGTATGTCAAGGCAGATCACATGGAATTTGTCGCCGTATTTGAGTTGATAATCATGCAGCCGCTGTGTTAAATGATAGGGTTTGAGTTTGCCGCTCCAGGTCCTATTGCCTTCCAATATGATCCAACGATCCACATAGTTCTTAGATAACTCCAGTCTAAGATCTAACATGTCAAACTCGTCGTTGAACATAAAGGCATCTGTGATCATAATTTGTAAATTATCTGATAATCATCGTAAATGGGATATATTCCTTTTTGCTCAAGATATTCAAATATCCTGCGGCCTTTACCTGTTCGTGCGTTGGCTTCAGACAGTCTTGAATTGTCGTCTATGGCCACAATCACACCGGGCTTTAGATGCGGTTCTATAACAAGAAATTCTCGTAAATGATGTTCGGCACTGGGTTGGTCGTTGTGCCATTCAACATCATAACTGTCTAGATAAAACAAATCCACTTGGTCAAGATCAGTTTGTCGTTGCAGCCATGTGACGCTGTCTGAACATTCAGCACGATGATAAACAGGGTCAATGAATGCATTAGCAGCATCCACTGCTGTTTGATTTATATCCACGCTGCGGACCGAGCCTCTGTGGTGTTTCACAAAGTCAGCAAACAGCACACCGCTGTTGCCATCTTTCCAGTTATTGGGTTTGCGTGTGCTGCCCGTTTCAATGATTTTAAAACCCGTGTTTCGAATTTTCAATAATTCATTTAAAATGATTTCAAATCCGGTAGCGCGTTGATAAAGACTAGCAACCAAGCCTCTTTTCTTAGCACTGACATTGACATTTAAAAAAGGTTTGTATTGATTTTCAAACCTGTCTGCCCATTCGCTCATATCTGACCCTTACACAAAGTTAATAGTATCAACATACAATTGCCGAGGGTCATGCTTGACCAGTTCTGCCCACTCAATCATAGACTCGATGCTGATGGTTTTTCCTTTTCTCAATGCATAGGAATTCGTGAATAGCTGGAAAAACTCATCCAGACGGTGCATGTCAAAATTGTTTTCTGCCAGTAGCACAGGGCAAAACTCCAGGATCACCAAGCAGTCCAGGGGTAGATTTTTCATAGTGTTCACAGCGCCATCTATCACATATGGCTCCCAGCCCTGCACATCCATTTTTATAGCACGGATTTCATGTGCGCGATCACCGATCACTGTGTCTAGTGTAGTTTGCTTTACTGTGACTGATCCAGCAGTTGACACTCTAGTATCACCATAGTTTTCTGGATTGTAGTTGATAGTTATAGTGGATTCTGTATCACCCAAGGCTGCTTCAAACAAGTGTGCCGACGGGCAGTTTTGTTTGAGTACCTCAAAGTTCCTAGGGTCGGGTTCAAACGCAAACACTTCTGCTTGTTGAAGTTCAGCCATTTTGCTGTACCATCCAATGTTGGCACCTATGTCTACTACAAGATCACCTGGGCGGATGTGATCCATCCATATTTTTGTTATGTCGCCTTCCCAGCCATTGTTCTTTAGTATTCTTCTACTGACCATTCGGTCCGCCCTGGGGTCATGTATATAAAAATCAAAATTACGATCGTGGCAGTTGAGATTAAGTTTGTGCATAGGGAATATTTTCAAATAGCAGTCGCTGATCAAATTCTATCAAAGAAAGATTCAAAGTTGATCTCCAGTTCACATACCTTGGATATTCTCTCCAGGTATGGCGTGGCAGATTGTGTAGATCATTGGGTATTTTCATTCTACTTGGCAAGTAGAAAAACCCATTTACTCCACAGGTGTCCACAGTGAAAAATTCATAGCCAAAGGGTTTGAGCAGTTGTTGATATGCACTTATACTTGTTCCGCAGAATGCAACCTTGTATTTGTGCAGGTCGGGGCGAACAGCACATACCCAGTCTGATCCGTAATAACTCAAGTATTCCAAGCACATCACAGCAGGGCGGAAGTTGTAGTTGTGCAGTAGATCTTTGAGTACCCAAAAGTCAAAACTGTCAATGTCTAAACTGAAAAAGTCCGGAGTGCGTGTGGGCCATGCATTCACTAGAGAATCAAGTTTGCCCGGGGTTATAGCACAGGTCCTGTGTTCATAGTTCTCATGCAGCCATTTGGGCTCATGCATATCGTGCCCAATGCCACGATAGCCGCGATTCTCAATGAGATTGCGGATCATGTTCTGTTCGCCTGTTCCGGATCCTATTTCTACGGCCCAGTGGTCAGGGTCTTGGATATGTGAGCACAAGAGATCAATTATGCCATCTTCTCTGTGCTGTGAACTGAACTGTGATTCGTATGGTAGGAAGTGTTCATCCGGATATGGTAACGGGGTCGTCATAATGTATTTACCGTTATGTACGCCGATAAATATTTCTATGAAAACCATAACAGAACGACCCTGGGGCTATTATCAAGTGTTGCATGAAGTTGGCCGCCATGTCAAACTCAAAGAACTCACTGTCTTGCCCGGACAACGACTCAGTATGCAGCGTCATGAGCGCCGTGCAGAATTTTGGTTTGTAGCCGAAGGACAAGCCACAGTTTACACAGTAGATCCGCACAGCACAGATTATGAAGTACTGGAAAAACCCGCACAGCATGAACATTGTTGGATTGAACTGGGTGCGTGGCATCAGTTATGCAATGACACTGATCAACCACTAAAGTTGATTGAAATCCAATATGGTGAAGATTGTGTTGAAGAAGATATAGAACGCAGATGAAACCCATTCCTGTGTTTGTGGGATACGATCCTAGGGAGGCTATTGCTTATCATACCTGTGTGAATTCAATCATACGCAACAGCAGCCAACCGGTGGCTATTGTGCCCGTGGCACTGAACTTGTTCAAAGAGTATTCGGAAACACACACAGATGGATCAAATCATTTCATCTACACACGCTTCTTAGTACCATATCTCATGGACTATCAAGGTTGGGCCGTATTCATTGATGGCGACATGATCCTGCGCGGTGATATCGCAGAGTTATGGGCATTGAAAGACTATACCCAAGATGTCATGGTTGTTAAACATGACTACGAAACCAGGATGACTGAAAAGTATCTAGGCAGTGTAAATGAAAACTATCCTAGGAAGAACTGGAGTTCAGTCATCTTGTGGAATTGCAATGCCATACGCAATCGGACATTGACTCCTGAGTTTGTGCAGCAATCAACAGGTGCATTCTTGCATAGATTCTCCTGGCTAGATGACGACCGCATAGGTGAATTGCCCAAGGAATGGAATTGGTTGGATGTAGAATACGAGTGGAATCCTTTAGCCAAACTTGTACATTACACACTAGGCACTCCTTGCTTCCATGAGTTTGCAGATCGTGGGGACTTCTGTGATGACTGGCATCGAGAGCGTATCTTTACAGAATACTGCCAACAACGGATAATAGTATGATCATCGATAGCAAGAACTTTGGAATAGATTGTTTACATTCGGCTCGGATTGTTGACTGTAAGAATAAAAGTAAGCAACCACAGAGGTATAGCCATTTGGCTCATGCACTGAGCAAAGTCAAACTGTCAGGACATGTGATGGAATTTGGAGTATGGCAGGGCAGAACACTGAAAGTCATCTCGGACCATTTTTCCAATCACACTGTGTGGGGATTTGATAGTTTTGAAGGATTACCCGAACCTTGGTTCATGATGAGTTCTCAATCGGGTCCTCGACACCCTGCTGGAAAATTTTCCTTAGATCAAGAGGAACTGTCAGACATTGTGAATCAGTTTGCAAAAAGAAAAGTAAATCTAGTGCCCGGGTGGTTCAATCAGACCATAGTTCCTTGGATGAAAGACAACCCCGGCGTGGTGTCATTTTTGCATGTAGATTGTGATCTATACAGCAGCACACTAGATATATTAAATTTGTTGAATGATCGTATTGTGCCCGGCACTGTGATAGTATTTGATGAGATGTATCCCTGGAATGATCTTGATCGATATGATCTCTGGGAGCACGGTGAATTTCAAGCATTAGGTGAGTGGATAAGAACCCATCAACGAAGTTTTCGCACTTTGTATCGCAGTGAACATCAACAATGCAGCATTGAGGTGACTCAATGACCGGTTGGATCTTTCTCAGCAAAGGTGGCAAGGACGAGTATATAAACATGTTGGCTGCTAGTGCTAAGATGACGCCCACGGATTCAGACTACTTTGATTACAAATATGATATAAAAGTAGATCGCAATCAGTTGGTGCTGCGCGGCATCCTTAAGCACAAGATCATGAAACAGTGCCTAGCAGATGGCAACACCTTCTATTTTATGGATTCAGGTTATGTGGGCAACAATGTGGGCACACGCAATAGTCAAGGTATCAAACACTATCACAGGATAGTGCGTAACGATCTACAGCATAAAACCATAACACCAAGACCCAGTGACCGGTGGGATCGATTGGGTATGAAAATACATCCAAGACGATCAGGGCACAAAATCATTGTAGCAGCACCAGATGAAAAGCCCTGCAGATATTATGGTATAGATCAGCAAGAATGGATACAAGAAACTGTAGCCGAAATCAAAAAGCACACAGATCGTCCTGTGGTAGTTCGAGAGCGTGCGCCCAAACGAGAAGATCGAGTATTGAAAGAACCCTTGAGCCAAGTGTTAGAACAAGATGTGCATGCATTGGTTACTTTCAACAGCATAGCAGCAGTGGAAAGCATATTGGCAGGTGTGCCGGCGTTTGTGTTAGCACCCAGTCATGTAGCAGAACCTGTGGCCAATCGAGATCTTGCTATGATAGAAAAGGTATTCTATCCAGATCAGGACCTGTTGATGGCATGGTGTCACAGCATGGCTTACGGACAATATCATGTTCGTGAATTACAAAACGGAATAGCATTCAAGATGATGCAAGAACAATGAGAGTTATAAGTTACACCGCCACACTGCCTCGAAAAGAGAAATACACAGAAGAAAGTCTCAAGAACGCCAACGACAAACTTGACACATTGCGATATTTCGTAAGAGGTGTCAATGCCCAAGGTGATCAAGGCATAATCGAAACCAACATGACCTATCAGCCCAGCGAAGTTGCTGTGATCTTAGGGTGGGTGCATGAGCATGGTAAGACTGCTGCACATCTACAGTTTAGACAAGAGATCCTAGATGGGCAACGAGCGCATGGTGGGCGCACAGTAATCGCAGACAGCAACTTGTTTCTATACAAGAACAAGACCAATCCTGGCTATTGGCTGCGTTACAGTTATGATGGTATCTTTGCCAACACCGGTGAATACTGCGATCAGTCTCCCGATCCTGAACGATGGAATCAAGTGCAGGCTTTTTGCAAGGTACAACTACATCCCTGGCGACAATCTGGCGATCATATCTTGCTATGCCTACAGCGTGATGGCGGATGGAGCATGGCTGGATGGGATGTGGTAGATTGGGCATTGAAGAACATAATTGAAATACGCAAGTATTCAGATCGACCCATACGCATACGGCCACATCCTGGTGACAAGAAGGCCAGGAAATACTGTGAGAGGCTGTTGAAACTGTGCCAAGGTCGCAAGATCAACAATGTTGCGGTCAGTGGAGAAGGAACCAGTCTCATAGATGATTTTGTGGACTGTTGGGTGGTAGTGAATCACAACTCCAGCCCAGCAGTGGCAGCAGCCATAGAAGGAATCCCTGTGATCCTAACAGATCCTGAGCGCAGTCAAGCAAAAGACATAGCCACTCAGGGCATACATCGCATAGAAAATCCACTCATGCCTGACCGTGAAGCATGGATACAACGGATCAGCCAATTCCACTGGAGCCACGAAGAACTACGCTCAGGAGCATGCTGGGCACACATGAAGAAATGGGCAACAAAATGATCCAAGTAATCACCAGTTTCAATCAACTGTACTACGACCTTATCGGTCGAGATTGCGTGAGCAGTTTCCTAGAACATTGGCCTGAAGATATTCGACTCACTTGTTATGTGGAAGAATTCCGATTGCCCGAGCACAGCCGTATACACCAGATAGATTTCTCACAGTTAGATCCGGACTACGAACGATATCAACAGGACACCAATCTCAATCAGAGCATGAAAAAGTTTGCCAAGAAAGCATACAGTTTCATGCATGCCATACATCACAGTCCTGCTGAATGGGTAGTGTGGTTAGATGCCGATGTGATCACTGTGCAATCCATACCTATTGAATTGTTACGCAGAGCATTAAGACCCGGTAATCTAACCACATACATGGGTGTGAGGTATGTCACAGACAAAAGCGGCAACCCAGGTGATTGGTTAGTGCCCGAGACTGGAATTTTTGCTGTGAATACTCAGCATGAAGATTTTGCTGCATTCAGATCTGAATATCGTCGTCGTTACCATGAACGCGATTACGCTGATCTGCGTAGATACTATGACAATGATGTGTTTGGTGCTGCGTTAGCGGTTGTTCCCGATGCTGCTGTATTTGATCTATGTGCAGGGTTTGGTAAGAGTTACAAGACTCCGCTGCGGCATACCATACTAGGTGATCATCTTATTCACTACAAAGCCAAGCATTCAAAAGCTGAATATGTTCAAGGCGATGTTGACGGCATCTGTGCCACAGACAACGACTAACCGATCTTCCAATAACGCTCGTTTCTGGGTCGGATGAGATCAGATCCAAGACTTCGACCGGTAGCTTTTCTATTACCTTTGAGATGATCTAAGTATCCACCCCAGGCTGTATTGATCAGTGGATGCCCTTCACCTTTGATCAATCCTGCACTCCAGTTCAGTACTCGCCATTCGGGATGTTGGGCTTGTACTTCTTTTCTAGTCTCGTCAAACACCCAGCAATCATTCCATTCAGCCATGGTCATAAGGCGCCCAGAATCATATGCTAGTTGGAACTCTTTCAACCACAACTTGGTCACGGAGTTATTCAAGTTCATGCCATACAACCCACATTCACTGAACTTCTTTTCTCTGCCTAGATAAGCAAGCCCTACATCTGCAGGCATCTGTAGCACTAAGAATGCTTCAGTAGGTCCGGTATGACATACCATATCGGCATCCATCCAAAATAACACATCAGTCTTGCAGTTAGCAGCAGCATGGAACACACTGTAGGCCTTGTGGCAGAACCTAATAGCATCCCAACGGAATCCTATGCCCGGTGCTTTGCCCTTGGCATCCGCAGGTCCTGTGGCTACTTCGCCGCGAGCTCGAGGATCAGATCCCCATCGCTGTTTGAACGCAACTATTTCCGGGCTTACTTCGTGCAAGTTTCTCACATGTAGATTCGTGGCTGTTTGTGTGATTGTGCAATCTTCTGTGTACACATAAAGATCAACACCTTTGGGCCAGGTTTTTAAGAAGGTATCAATCATCCGGCTGGCGTACTTGTCGTAGCCTGCTTGATTGAATGTGGTTACTACTGCGTATTTTGTCATAGGCTTCCAAGTTTGAATAACTATTTAATACAATATATGATGATCAGTATTTTTAATAGATTTGGCGCACTCAACTCCGGCCCAGTGTTTGAAGCATTTGCTGCTGGCTGCAAAAAGAACGGTATAAGAGTCACAGAGCATAACTCTTCTGCAGATGTGGCTGTGATCTGGAGTCAGTTATGGACCGGGCGCATGGCTCCTAATCGTGCTGTATGGCAAGAGTTCACAGCAGCAGGAAAGCCTGTGATAGTGTTAGAAGTTGGGCAACTCATGCGCGGTGTGACCTGGAAGATAGGTATCAATGGTGTGAATGGTCGTGCCGGTTGGATTGAGGAATTTGAGCCCGGGCGTGCCGGCAAACTTGCTGTGCGACTACAGCCTTGGCATCAAGGAGATCATATCTTGATAGCCATGCAACGAACAGACAGTGAACAATGGGCAGGATTACCACCTGCTGAACAATGGTTACAACAAACTGTGGATCGTCTACGGGCACACACTGATCGTGAGATCATAGTTCGTCCACATCCTAGACAACGATTGAAGCCCATACCCGGTGTGCGGATACAGCAACCACAGGCCTTGCGTGGAACCTATGATGAGTTTGATTTCCGCAGCAGTCTAGGGCGTGCTTGGGCAGTGGTCAATGAAAACTCCGGACCGGGCAGTCAAGCTATCATTGATGGTGTTCCAGCATTTGTGGGTGCGGATAGCATGGCCTTACCAGTGGCCAACACAGACTTCGCTCAGATAGAAAAACCACGCATGCCCGAAAGAGCAGCGTGGTTAGAACAACTGTGCCACACAGAGTGGACACTAGGTGAGATCACCTCAGGATTACCGTTGAGTAGATTGTTGAAGTCTCTTTAGATCAGCGTCTACCATGTGTTGGATCATGGTAGCAAAATTGGTTCTTGGTTGCCATCCTAGTATGTTTCTAGCTGAGGAACTATCACCTAGCAAACTGTACAGTTCAGCAGGGCGTTTGAATCGCGGATCAGATTTAACCAAGTTTGCCCAATCCTCAATGCCTGCATGTCGGAATGCCACATCACATAGTTCACCAATGCTATGTTGCTCACCGGTAGCGATCACATAGTCACGGGCAGTGGGTTGCTGTAACATCATCCACATGGCTTCTACAAAGTCTCCAGCAAATCCCCAATCTCGACGAGCGTCGAGATTGCCCAAGGTGATAGAATCTGCAAGTCCTAGCTTGATACGAGCAACACCGTCAGTGACTTTGCGTGTGACAAATTCACGGCCACGCAACGGGCTTTCGTGATTGAACAAGATTCCTGAACAGGCGTACAAGCTATAGCTTTCACGGAAGTTAATGGTCATCCAATGGCTGTACAACTTGCTCACGCCATATGGGCTGCGTGGGCGGAACGGTGTGGTTTCGCCCTGTGATCCTGCTTCTGTGGCATTGCCAAACATTTCGCTGGTACTGGCTTGATAGAAGCGTGTGTTAGGGCTGTGGGTGCGTATAGCATTAAGTAGATTCAGCACACCTATAGAATTAACTTCTGTGGTGAGTTTGTTAAGATCCCAACTTGCGCCCACAAAGCTCTGTGCTGCGAGATTGTATACCTCGTTGGGTTTGAGTGTTTGCATGAGATGATTCATGTTGTTTTCATCGGTGATATCACCGGTGATCAACTCAATGTCGTTCTCAATGCCCAACCACTTGATATTGTCTAAGTTAGGATTTGAGTATCGTTTTACAAGGCCATAAACATGATAGCCTTTTTCGATCAGCAGTTTAGCTAGATAAGGACCGTCTTGGCCGGTCATGCCTGTTACAAATGCGGTGCGTTTCATAACAGTATGTATCACGCAAATCGGTCATAGTGTAATATCTTCCATACCTGCTGTGCGTAAGCGAACCACATGACCCATTTGCCATTGTTTGGTATCCAGCCCTTTCATGATACCTAACCAACGATTGCGTAGCAATGCCACTTCGTTGATGATGGTTTCAAAGTCCACAACTTCATCCTCACCCTCTGCATACTTTTCTGCATCACGACTAGTTAGTGCTCGGGCATAGCCTTCAAGATACTTTTGGAAGTGTTTCCTGCGTATCTTGCGTAGTTGGATGTTGAGATAATTTAACACAGCTTCAATCTCCTGTAGTTGATTAAAGCGTTGTTCTGTGATGCCGGGCAGGGCACTGATGTTCTTTTCCAGCACACCTGAGATTTTACAATCTCGTTTGGCCAGTTCAAGCTCTGCTTCGTAATGGTCTATGAAGTCTGGAATGGCCGCTAAGTTGGCAACTACCTTGCTATACCACATGTTCTAGTTCTTTCACTAGCCAAGGAAAAGTCTCTGTCCAACTGGTTCCTCGGCGACGATCATTTTCATCTAAAAAAGTTTTTAATTTAAGCATCTCTGAGTACATAGGAGTAGACTGAGAGTAGTGTGTTGCAATACCTTCCATATACTGGAGAGATAATAAATCTTCAGTGGTATCTCGTGGCATGATCTCTAAGATCAGATTGAAATCTTCTTCGAACACTTTACTCCCTACGATATTAGGATGTAGATAGGTTGCCTTCTGTACCGGCCCAGGAAGCACTAAACTGAAAAAATGTCCTATCTCATGTTGAGACTTCCATGTTTTTATTTTCTCGATCAACCCTGGCATAGTTTTGATTGTAAGAATGCTGATGGTTTGATTTATATTCAATTTTAACCAGCGTTCTTCCAGTAGTCTTTCGAAGTTAGTTATCCATGCATCCACTTTCATCCCATGTCTTGTGTATTCCTGTTCAGCGCCCAAGCAGTCGATACTACAGGTCAAATCTATGCGTTTGAGTTGGCGTGAGGATAATAACTTTTTAAATCGTTGTATGTATTTTTCTAATTTTTCCGGTGGCAGTGTTAGGTTAGTTATTATGCAAAATTCCAAATCAGGGTGGCTCGACGATTCGAAATATTCTAAACAAGTCTCCAGCTCGGGTTGATAAAATCCCTCTCCGCCGGCAATATTAAGCCGCACCAAGCCAGTGGAATGTTGTTTCATCCAATTCCAAAACTTTTCCAACATAGATGGACGCATTGCATCGATGGTACGAGATTGAAGTATCAGGCCGTTTTTTTCAAATCGTCCATGCTTGACATATTCGGCATTGATCTTAGAACTCAGATCCGGGCTACAATACACGCAGGATAAATTGCATTGATTATTAAAATAAACCTCAAGCACAGTAGGTTGCACTACAACAGCAGTGGGATCAGATTCCAGCTCCCAAGGAGATTGATTTGGAATCGCAAGTTGACGAATACGATCGCTGGACCCTCCAGACTGTTCTATTTCTCGGCAATATTGGCAACTTGCATCCTCGGGCCATTGGCCATCTAGCATTAGACGGCGTTCTTGTTGTTTTTTTTCAGTGTTATGAAAAGTATCAAATGTATCCGGAGTTATCTTGCTATGTCCGCTGCGATGACAACTGGCTGTGTCACCGGAATACAGATATATTGTGCTCCAATTCCATTTCAATTGGCAAGAGGTTGCCGTCTTGATTGGAAAATATTTGTCCATCAATTTTCCCAATCGTCGGCGCGAAAGTCTTCTTCTTCCTCAACATCTTCATCATCCTCGTCTTCGTAGGATTTATCATTGTCAAGGTATGCTGTAAGAGCTCGTTTGATATCAGCGTCGCCCTTGAATGTGTCCTTGATATCATCCACATCACAGTCGTTGTCGATCAAGATAGCCACAACTGTTTCGGCTGCTTCATCTCGATCCACGGTATTCACATACCGCTTGAGTTCCGACCACATCTCGCTGGCCACTGCTACTGCTTCATTCATTCTGCTGTCTCCTCAACGGTACTTACCTCTTCCTTATGATTTGCAAAGTCTGACATAGCACGATCTAAACATTCTTCTTCATTGGCTTCCCACTTCTTACGGAACTTCTTGATGATCTCGCCGTCGCTGGTCACAAACACTAGACTGTTGCCTTCTTTTTTCAAGAGATTGCGTTTCTCCATGAGATCCACCATGCCCGAGTACGGGCTCATACCTGTCTCATAAGGAATCTTGACCTGCACACCTTCAAACGGCTTTGCATAGCGTGTTTTCATTACCTTACAAGCAGCACGGATACCCATGACATCCGAGATCTTGTTGCCATCCTCGTCCTCTTTGAGTTTGAGTTTCTTCATAGCAACCACGATTGAACTTGCATAGATGAAACCTTGACCGCCGGAGATCTTGTCATCAGGGTCAAACATATCCTGGCTGGCGTATGTGTGATTGGTACAAACCAAGCCCACATTGTATGAACCAAACATGTTCACACAGTTACGCACAAGGCTGGTAAGTGCTTTGGGCTTACGGCCAAGGTCACCTTTCATCTCGCCTGCATCAAACTGATTCACATCAGTAGGGGTAAGCAACATACCCAAGCTATCGATCACAAACATTACTTTAGGACGCTCTCCGTCAGGCAAGGCCTTGTAGTCGCTCATGAATGTACTGATTGTTTTGGCCACATCATCGATCATAGCCATGCTGAGTTTGAGTAGTTTACTATCGCTGGTATCCACACCCAAGGCTTTGAGCCAGTCTTCGTCTAGTGCGTTTTCGCTGTCAATCAACACAACATAGATACCCTGTGCTTGGGCGTTCTTGATGATGTTGCCGGAGCAGATGTAACTTTTACCTGCACCCGATTCACCTGCAAACACAGTGACCTTGCCCAGTGGAATACCTTTGTTAAAGTCTCCAGAGATTAGATAGTTCAAGGCATAGTTGCCTGTGGAGATCCAATCTGTTGGATCGTTGAAGCCGATTGAAAGGCCTTCAATGCTCTTGGTGATTTCCTTGCGGAATTTGCTTACATCAAATGGTTTTGCCATGGTATTTTCCTTTTATGCTAATTTATAAAGTTCTTTGAATATGTCTCGACTGTTCAATCCGCGTCGTTGGTCCAGTACAGATAAGTCTGCGAATGACTGTTTGAGATTTTTTTCAAATGGGGTGTTTAGATATGCTAACATGTTTCGATAACTGTCTTCCAACAAGTAACCTGGATGCTGATTGATCTTGTCCTTTAATGTATCTTTCAATGAGTTTAACACAGTATCTGGGAGATGTCTAATATTTAGGTAGAGTGGAGTCAACAATGCACCGATTATGTAACTGTTATTGTGAAAGCCCAGATTCTTCAAAAAGTCAACACAACCAAACACACTTTGATAGTTCAACAAGAGATGCAACATGTTAAAACTGATACGATGATCCAGTTTTCTAATGGTGTCGAGGTTGTCCAAAAAGTCTGCCCATCGACCACCATGTCTGATGTATTCAAATTCTTCTTCGATGGTTTCCACACTCACGATCCAATGAACATTTTTAAATTCGCATATTTTATCAAAAACTCGAGTATCCACTTTGCTGAGATTGGTATTGATACGCAGATTCACATCAGGGTTTATGGATTTTAACAGCTCTAGAAATTCTTGATTTTCTTTCATCAACAACGGTTCACCACCAGCAAGATAGACATGTTTTAATTTATGTGCGTTTTCAAAGATGTAATTTTTAAATTTTTGTTTTTGTATATCCGAGGGGGTTTCGATATATTCATTGCGTTCGGCTGCCCACTTGCTGCTAAATTCAGAATCGCAATACACACACGCAAAATTACAGAGATTGCTCCATCTCACATCAACTGTTTGTAGATCAAAGTTTCCGGCTTGATAAGTATCGGTTGAAACTTTTTTAAGTTCTCTGATATAAAAAATACGATCGCTGATAATGTCGAATCCCGACTTATCACCTTCTAGATCATAACAGGTATGACAAGTTGCCACTGGGTGATTGTTGGCGATATTTTGCTGTGCCGATACATTGGTAGATCCCAATACAATGTCTTGTATGGCAGCATCCTTGAGGTCTCCAATGATTCCAGCACTGCGTATACAATTCTTTACCTTGCCATCAAAGTTATACATCAACCCAGTCCAAGGCATGGGACAAAAAGTCCTGTTGGTCAACATATCCTTTGGTGTCATAATCCCAATGGTCCGTTGGCATAACCCAAGGATAATTCTTGGAATATCATGTTCTGTTGATCAGCAGCAACCATGGTAGCAACCACAGTATTGGCCCAAGCATCAACATCACAATAGGGATGTCCCGGTGCTTGTCCTGGTTGTGTGGCCACAGCACCCGGCCTTATCAAGGTGATGCAGGGCCAATTGTTTTTCCATTGCAATTGATTTACGGCTTGTTCGAGAGCCAGTTTCTGAGTACGATAAGCACTCATGCTGAGTTCAGATTGACCGGGCACAGGAGGATCCACTGGGCATTGTGACATCATGGTGCCAATACACCATATGTGTTTGTTGGGTTGGCCTTGCCACGATTCCCACACAGCATACAACAATTCAGTTTGAGCATACCCTGCTTGGGCATTGTTGATAAACATATCACAGGGTTCGATCTTGGCAGCGATCTTAGGAATCACTCTGATGTTGTGGCCGTCACGCTTACTAAGACCTAGTATTTCATGACCTCGTTGGATCAATACACGAGATAAGGCTTGCCCTATGCCTGCGGTATGTCCTGTGATCGCGATCTTCATTGATAATAATCCTTGTAATGTATGCTTCTCAGACTATCTTGCTGATTGATAAAATTTTCTAACTCTAGAGAATTGTCCGCACCTGATGCTATCACACCAATTAGTTCAGTAGGAACATCGGCTGTAGTGGTGAAATGATTCTTGTGCCGAATACTTAAAACTTCCGGTTGTTCTAACAATGCCCACGAATGTTTTATGTTGTTGTTATTGGCGTATGCTTGTATGTTCTTCAAGTCACCGATATTTAATGCCGACACTGTGGTCCATGTATTCAACTCATGCACACCCATGGTTTGGTATGTGTTGATAGTTTGTTCAACATCTTTCCACTTTATAGGCCATCTCACATAGTCATGTATACGATCTATTCCATCCAAACTCACAGTCACAGTGATCTTGACTCCGCGATCGATCAACTTAGGCAATGCAGTCATCACTCGACTGCCATTGGTATTGAGCCTTAGATACTTCACATTAGGAGGTAGCTGACCCAATAGTTTCAAATAGTTTGGGCTGGCGCTGGGTTCACCACCATTGATGTCTATCCTTGTTATTCTGTCCAATGGCAGTTGGTTGATGCGGTTGCTGTTGTTGATTTTGATATAATTTTTAGATTTCAAACTGCCTATCTTGGTAGATAGATTTTCATTGCAGGTCTGGCAAGCACTATTGCAGATGTTATCCAATACTCCGCTTAATAGGATGTAATCAGATCTGATTGAACTGTTTCTCGGGTGATCATCCACGGCGTGTTGTCTTATACTTTTATTGCCAATAGATTCAGCGGTTTGGCATCTAACACATTCCTTGGGCCACGAATCATTTTTCATTTTATGTTTGATGTCTGCCAGCCATGTACTGGATTCTAATTCTGCCAAGGTATTGAATTCAGCCGGTTCGACCATATGTCCGCAGCGGCTAAGTGTGCCGTTGGGATTGAATCTTGCAAAATGATCAGTTCTAGGGCAATACACTTTTAGAAATCAAGTTAAATCGTTGGAGTACCAAATTAAAAGTTTGTGTGTGTGATGTTTGGTAGTGATTGAGTATTTCCGTCCAGGTTAGCTCTGCGCCTGCTAGGTCCAACAGTATCTGGTCTAAGAATAACCAGAGTTCTAATCTTGTATCGTTGGATAACAATTTTTGTCTGAATTCATCATCGCTTGGTATGATATTTGCACGATCGTGATCTTCAACAATGAAGCCGAAATCTTTAAAATCTCTTATTCTAATTTTAGTGTGAGGTGACAGATATCGACTGAGATTCAATAACCAATGAAATTGTGGGAGGTAATGTCTATTTAGAAACTTGTATTGTTTGGCAAACCAAAATGCTGTAGATTGATCTAGCTCAGGGTGGTCGCGTTTTAAATGTTGTAAGTATGTGTTAACACCGCTGGTATAGCGGTCTCGAGCGTCTCGAATGTACACATCCACAAAATCAAGTTGCCGGATCTGTTCGTTTGACCTTGAGCTTAGATTGTATTTTTCCTGAAGGTTTTGTAGACTGCTAGTTCCGTTTTTCTGTATGAGATAGACCCATTGATTGTGAAGTGGTATCTCTACCACTTCACAATTGTCAGAGAATAAGATAGAATCTATCTCAGTCAGCATTACTTGTTTTGACGACTACGGATCATGGCCAAGATATCCTCGGCCTTCTTGTTGCCTTCTGCTGGCTTGGCCACTGGTGCTGTTGCCACAGGAGTATCCTCGTCTTCAAACGCATCCACGGGTGCCTTCACAGCAGGTGCTGCTTTAGGTGCCGGAGTATCTTCATCTGCATCTGGTGCAGTACCAGCAGGTGCTTGCATACCAGCAGGACGGAAGTATTGTCCCCAACGCTCCATGTCGAATGCTTTGCCATCCACACTTGCTTCAAACATTTCTTTCATTACCTTGAGTTCCACATCAGTGGGCTTCTTGGGCAAGAATGTGCTCAAGTCAAACAAGCCGTGTGTTTCGATAGCTGCTTGTTCTTCTTCAGTGAGAGCGCTTTCTTTGCGGGCCCACTTTGAAGTGTTGTAGTCAGCATAGCCGCCCTTCTGTGTCTTGGTGATACGGAAGTCCAGACCACTCATGATGTCAGTTGGCAAGTTTTCCAATTCTGGATCCATCAATGCGCTCTTGATCAATGTGAAGATCTGAGGTCCGATGATGAAACGACGGATTGGGTTAGGTGGTGTCTTGTCGTCAGACAGTGGGTTTTCACGCACAAAGCCCTGGAACACATAACTGCGTTTCTTCCAGTACTTACGACCCATGTCTTCCAGACTAGGATCCTTGAACCAAGGGCTGACCTCGGAAAGGATTGGGCAAGTTTCGTTCCACATGTGCATACATGGGACCTGCACCATTACCTGTTTGGAATCCATCTCTCCTTTGACGCCGTTGAATGGCAGTCGGATCATGGCCCGTTCTACCCAGAAGAATGTGTTTTTGGAGTTTGCGTCCGGTAAGAATCGGACTGTTGCGGATTGGCCTTCTTCCATGTTCCAGTGTGGGTAAATTGGATTTTCGCCGCCACTGCCTCCGGATTTGCCTTTTGTCTCTGCTGCCTGTAGTCGTGCTCTGATTTCTGATAAAGTTGCCATAGTTGTTTCTCCTATAAAGTTGCCTATGTAAAATGCCTATCTAATGATTTAGATTGTGTTGCCTGTGCCACAAATGAAAAAGCGCAAACACAGTAGTAGTATATGCGCTTTCTGTCTCTGTGTCAATGTTATTTATGTCATTTGAGCGAACTCAGTGATTTTATTCTTGCCAGTTCAGATTCAAACATGCCCATAGATCCACATTCCTTAAGACCATGCACCGGGCAGTATTCATTCTCCATGGTGTAGTTGCATTCGTTTACTGAGGCAGGATCATTGTTGAATTCTGGAGTGGCGGTGGCGGTGGCGGCAATAGTGGGCACTGTTTCATCAACCATGTGCGAGCCTTGTAAATCATTATAGAATCGATCGCCGACCCATTCGTAAGGATCACCTGAGCGGGCTTTTTTAATACCGTAGGGCATGTCATCCTGATAGTAATCATACAATGCATCATACAGATGCTCACTCATATCACCGTTTTGCACAAAGTCTTTGATGTCGCGTTGGTATGTTTTTATGATGTAATCTAATGTACTTCCGGTATCATTCAGCACATTTTCTTTGAGTGGTGCACCGGATAAGCGGACGATGTCTTCAAAGGTCTCAAGATTGTCGCCTTCGGCTACGGGTGGTTGTGCAGGAGCAGCGGGCGCTGCTGGTGCAGCAGGTGCAGCAGGTGCAGCAGGTGCAGCAGGTGCAGCGGGTGCTGCTGGAGCCGCAGTTTCAAAACTTACCGCCAGTTCAGATAGTTCTGGACTCTGATCCTTGTTGCGAATGACCCAGGCTTGAACGATAGGAATAGCATCTGCATCTGGATCTTCTTCAGACATTGCTGCAAGTTGATCAAACAATGCATCATCACCCAGCAAGGGATATAACACATCTGTGACATTCTCGGCGTCAGGGCCCAGTGGTTGTGGCTGGCTAAACCAGGTCTTGAGCTCGGTCATCTTTTCCGGAGTGTCGGGCAGAGCCCAAGTTCCTTCTACCAATCTGGCAGCCCATGATTCAAATATATCTGCTTCTTTCATAGCTTTTGCTTCCTGTTGTATCTTTGCCAACATGGGCAAAGCGGATTCTATCCGTGGGTCAATGCGTGTTTCCACAAACATGCCACGCAAGTCTTCTACCATGATATCACCTTCGGAGATATCTGCTGGCTTCCATGATTCAAAATAACGATCGTATCCACGGCTTGATGCCATGTGTTTCAAGTTGTGATTGAGTCGTTGGTAATACTGATCAGTCTCTGTAACTAGATCACCTGCTGCACCTTCAAACACACGACCTTGGTGTGCTCTGCGGAACTGACTCAACACATTCAGTTGATTCACTGTTTCTGCGATATGTTGCCCACGCAGATCGTAGGGATTGCCGCCGTGGCGCACATGTTCTAGCATGGCACGACCACCGGCTAACTTGCGGAATGGCAAACGAAAACGCTCACCTTCTGCTGTTTCAATAAACAAACTCTCCACATAGCGATAACGCTTGTCACCTTCGGTGATAGGGCGTGTGTGCCGGATCATGAGTCTGGCTTCTGTGGGTTGGCCACTATAACTGACTTTCCGTGTGCCGTAAAAACTTTCTGTGAGTGCTGCTTGCCCTGCGATAGCGTACTTGAGTTTGCTCAAGTTTTCTAGGCCAAATCCGCCGCGTATCTTGCTGGTACGGATGGCAAAGTGTTTGAGTTGTTCTAAGAAGCCTGGGGTGTCTGTTTCTGAGTCACCATACCAGGCTTTTTTATCTTCTGGCTCCATGGTGCGACCTAGATTGTCGCCAAAATACACAGTCATGCCACCGTTCTGATCCAGTAAGATTACCATGGTGCCGTAGTTCTTGCCTGTGGGACCCACCCAGTCAAAACTAAACATGTCTGCTTCGCTGGAATCCGGAACGCCACGCTCATTTACAGAGGGTTTGCCAGTCTTGGTGCTAAGTGCATCCACATCAAAGTCGTGGGTGATCAGCAGATCGTTAAGTTCGCTTGCGATTGAATTCTGTGCCATGATGTATTTAGTTAACTGCTACATCATTATAGAGATGAACGGGTAGGGTTCAATAACTTCGGATTCGTGATCTTTCATCTGTGTATCCAGTTCTATGTAGAAGTTCTGCAGAGTAACCAACATACGAACTGCTAACAATGCAGCCATGATCAAATCGTCAGTTTCGCCGGGTTTGGCAGCATAACTGGTGCCGTGTGCTACAAAGTTCTTGAGTTCACTGATCAGGCTGGCGCTGTTTATACGCATACGCCCGGATTCGATCAGGTTTTTAAACTTGGAGCAAGCAGCAAGTTTGGTCTTGTTTGTGGTATTGTAACCCTTGCGGAAACGGCGTGCGCTGACACTGGCTGTATCACTGAGGAAATACCCTTTGATATTTTCTTCACCGTATTCCATGATGGAGATCAAGGCTGCTTCACCAATGGTATTGTTTTCCACACTGTAGTAGATGCTCTTGTCATCTTGCACAGTGTCATGTATGTGTTTGATGATGTCGGCCATGATCCGTACTTGTTCTGGAATAGGTGTTTTGTTGTGCCTCCATTCGCCCACTTGGCGTGTGGTGTTGGCTTCGAATACCTGGATAGCAGCAGGATCGCCACCTGTACCTAGACTAGGATCTAGAGCCACAACATACACTTGATCTTTGCGGATGGGTTCAAACCAACGCACTTGCCCTGTTCTGTGGATAGGATCTCGGGCTTCAAGATCCAACAGTTTAGCAGGAGCAATAAGTGTTTCATCATTGATAACAAATTCGCAGCCCATCTCACGACGGAAACGATCATCGCCCAACTGGGCTCGCATTGATTCTCCCCAGGCAGCGTCACGGTCTGGATGTTCTTCCCAATAACTACGATAGGCTTTGAATCCGTTCATGCCCACTTCTGTAGGGTTGCCGTATTCATCTTCACACTTGTTGGCACCTTTCCACAAGAATGCAAACTGATCTTCGTCTGAGTTGGGGGTTGATGTGATGATGGCTTTACCACCTGTGGCCAGTGTGGGTGATATGGAAGTCCAAAACTCTTTAGCGATGGTAGGCCGCACATAGGCAAACTCGTCGGCGTAGAGTAATGTAATACTCATACCACGACCAGTTGTTTCTGTTGTTGTGGCACTGACTATGCGTGAGCCGTTTTCAAAGTCTATACTGCCTTTGTTGTAGTTTGTGGCACCTGCTCGGATGTGATCCGGGCACAGTTCGTAAGCAAAGCGGATACGCTGCATGATCTCTTGGGCACCGGTGTATTTGTGTGCTGCGATCAAGATGGTTGAGTCTGGCACAAACATAGCAAACCAAAGTATGTAACCTGCTGCTGATGTAGACTTGCCGGTCTGGCGCGGCATCATGGAGATCGAGTAGCGGTAGTTGTGGTATGTGTCGATCAGTTTCTTCTGATAATCAAACGGATGATACAGCATCTTGCCCTGTGTGGGATGCTGGATGTAGAAGAAGTTGTCCATGAAGTAGTGCGGCCCTGTGTCAGGGTCAGCACATTTCAAGAACTCTTCCAGTTGTTGTTCAGTGAATTTTTGTCGACGGTGTGGTGCTTTGATCAGCACCGTTTCATTAGCAGCGGCCATAGTCAGTTAGTTATGCCGAATTATTCGGATCGGCCACATTTGGCTCTTTTGGCCTTGGTTAGATTTCCAAAGTCCACTGCCCATTCTGATCCAGGATTGAGTTCTTTCGCTGCGGGTGGAAACGCATAGTTCACATTTGATTCTCGTTCGATCAGTTCTACTGGCACACGGAAACGGGTTAAGTCATTGCCCAGATTTGGGTAAGGTGCCACATGTGGGAACATCCAGCCTGCGATCTCGTTGGTCTGATTGTTTATAACGATCTTGTAGAAAGCATGTGGCACAACTACGCCCGAGCCGATACGCCGGTCTTGTGCATTGTAGATTGCACCCACATACACAGTGAAACTGTTGTTGTGTTGCACAGCCCACCCACGGATTGATGTTTCCAGCAGTTTCCAGATACCACGATTCAAACTTCCGGCCTGTGGAGCCATGTTGGTCATCAGGAATGATTCAAATTCTACTTGTTGGTCCCATGATAAGTCACCATCTGGGCTCATGTGGCCTTTGTCATAGCCAGTGCCGGCATAGTCATCGGGTGTGGCACCATTGGGCACTGATTGATCTGTGGCAAACGCATTGGTTCTTGCCACACAGCCTAGAGCGTTTTTTGGTATGAGTTCGTATGTGACAAATCTAGGTATCTTGGCATGAGCATCGTAGCCTACGAGATATGCTTGTCTACAGATAGGTTGTGTGCCGATAGCAGCAGGCATGCCATAAGGAGCATGCACAGCACAGGTTCTGATGTCCTGTGGCGGTCGTTGTGTCCAGGCGTTGGCTGTGGCCGCGAGGGCAAGTAAAGAGATTGCTAATAGTCGTTTCATATTATGCCCAGTTGCCCACAACAGTATTGGCACCGGTCACACCCAACGGCCAGAGTTGGAAGTTGCTGAGTGAACTTACTGTGACTGCTCCTGCGGCAGCAGCACCGGTCCAAGTGATGTATGGCTCAATATATCCTGCACCAGATGCACCTATATCGATTATACCATTTATAAGGATAGTGGTGCTATCAGGAGGGTTGCTGGTAGTGGTCACTGTGAGTTGATTGGTAAAGTTTGCCACCAAAGTGGTCTCATATATGTATGCTGCCTTGGCTGTGGATGTGGCACCAATAGAACTGTCAACAGAGAAAGATATCTTGTTTAGAGTTGCAGTTCCTCGCCAACCCAGTGTGAGAGCAGTATTGTTGGTGCCTGCTGCACGGCTGATAGTGGCCTTGATGCGGAATGAATAACGAGTGCTGTTACTCACATGTGCGCCTACTCCAAACAAACTCTGTGCTGCTGTACTACCATAGGTTAATCCACGATCATCTTGGAGCACAAACCATTCTTGGCTTGGCACGATACCGCGCTCTTGATCCTGTGGAGTGAAATACAAGGCACGACCATCGTATTCCAATATACCTGGCACGGCTGTGGGCAGCGGCGAGGTGTTGGCAAACAAGATATTGCCCACATTGGCCAAGTAAGTTGTGGAGTTGGCAAAGATGTTACCAAACACAGTGATATTGCCTGTGACACTCAAGTTAGCAAAGGTAGGATTGTCGTTCACAGCAATGGTCACTGCCTTGCTGGTGTTGTTGCCGGTGATAACTTGGTTGTTGCCCGGTGTCAATGTGAGTGTTGATGATCCTGTGGTGGCCAACACTGCTGTGCCATTGGCAAACACATTACCATATGCATTCAATCCTGTTAGAACAGCACCATTACCGATAAAGTAATTGCCAGTGACATTGCCTGTAGTGCTTATACTTGAGTTGATTATGGTGTTTGGTGTGACTATGTTTGCACCAGTTACAATATTCCCAGTGGCTGATATACGACCAGCAGTGGTCAAGTTACCACCGGTGATGTTTCCTGTGGCACTGACCACACCGGTAACAAACGCACCTGTGGTAGCAAACACAGCCACATTGGATGTGGCACCAATGCTGATATTGGCATTGCTGCTGGCTACCGGAATGTTCACTTCCGATGTGCCGTTGCCAATCTTTGCTACTGCGATACCAGTGAGTTGACTACCGTTGCCGATGAAATAGTTGCTGGTGACATTTCCTGTGGCAGATACTATACCCACGGTCAGCACATTACCGGCATTGATATTGCCAGTCACGCTCAACAATGCACTTACTTGCAATATAGTAGCAGTGATATTTGGGCCAGTGATGTTACCGGTAGCAGATATGATCGCACTTGTGATATTGCCCGCTGCTATGTTGGCAGCGATAATATTACCGGTGCTACTCATTATACCTGAGGTGGTAAGATTACCAGCAATCACATTGCCTAGAGCACTGAGTGTGCCTGTGACTCTGACATTGGGTCCAACGATGTTGCCAGTGGCACTGAATATATCAGCATTTATGTTCAATCCGGTAATGTTGCCGGCAGAACTGATCTGGCCAAGAGAGATTAGATTGCCGCCTGTGACATTGCCGGCTGCTGACACTATGCCACCAATGGTAGCATTTATGGAGATCATGTTGTTGGCAGTGACATTGCCAACCATGCTGAGTCCAGTGTCACTGAGTGTGCCACGGATCTTGTTGGTGTTATCAGTGCCGCCGGTGAAGAAGTTTATGACTTTGCCAGCGGTCTGAGTGCCAATCACAAGATTACCACCATTCACATACAAATAACCATCATTGGCACCGGTTACAAGATAATCCACATTGGCATACACATTTGAGTTGATACCCATGTCGATGTAGTAAGAACCGTCATCACCGTTGTTGGCCACTGCTACTATGTCTGCACTGGCATTGGCGGTTTGAGCATGATTTTTTAATACAAACTGCCCATATCCATCAATGTTAATATCACCCTGTATCAGTGCATTTGGGAAATCATAATCATTGCTGGCATTTCCAAAATGCCCAGTGCTATTGGCTGTGATGTTTGCTGTGAAGATTTCTGTGGCTGTTATGCCCACTGAATTACCAATATCCATCTTCCAGGTGTTGCTGGAAGTTTGATACAGGATACTGGCATAATAGTTGTTAGAAACATTACCAGTGCTCAATCCGCTGTTGTTGATGTCGTTGTAAGTGGTAGCCGTGGTGGCCACATAAACTATAGGACCAGCCACATTGGATGGAATCACATTTGACACATTGCCTAAGATGCTGAGATTGTTTACTGTGAGGTTCTGGAACTGCACATTTGATGTGGGTGCAAGATCTTGTGGTGTGCCTAGTGTGACAACATTGCCCACATTGCCTGTGATACTGATCTGATTTGTTGTTCCTACAATGCCCAACACACCTGTGTTGGTGATAGTGACATTACCTGTGGTCGAAGAAAGACTGATACCTGCACCGGCTGTAAGACTACGCACCACACTGGTAGATAGATATGCTGTATTCTGATATGATCCGTCTGGGAATGTTATGCCCACATTGGCTATGCCACCAGTGGCCACATTGCCGAAAGTGATACCGTTGCCGTCAATATTGGCAATGTTCTTGATTGTGGCAGTGCCCACAGGTGTGGCAGCAAAGTTATGTCTAGTGCCTGCTTTGCCTGTGGCAAAGTTTTCCAAAGCCACTTGATTGTAACGAACAATAGAACCAATGTATGCACCTGAGTTTGACCAACCTTGGCCGGTAAAGCGGAATATGATATCATTGGCTAGTGTTTGACTAGGTGCGTTTACATTTCCTCTTGCTACACGGGCTGCCCAACTCACATAGGCATTCTGTCCTGTGCCATCTACACCAAATGCATCAGCACTCATTCGTGCCGGTGAGTTATCTTGTGCTGTGGCCTGTATCAGTGTGCCTTCAAAGTTTCTAGGTTGATCATTGCCTGAAGTGGTGCCATTGATCAGTAGGGCAGCAGTGTTGGCGGCAATATTGCCATAACTGTTGATCGAAACTGTTCCCTCCTGTTCAACTCTGAATACAGGTAATCCACCACCGGTGGAATTCACTGCTATAGGTCGTTCGATGTCCACATAGCCGGTGCTTCCCACCAGGCCAATGTTGATATTGGCAGTGGGGTTGATTGTGGAGATGGTATTGCCAAAAATAGCAAACTGTCCAAACTGAATACCATTGGCTCCGTCAATCACAAGGTTTCCACTTTGTGCGTAAATCTGCTGCGGAGTATTTAGAGTGTTATCGAGAATGTTGATATTGCCTGTGCCCAACCAGAGATCGTTAAATCTATTGGTAGATGAACCAAGATTGCTTGCATTGTTGGCCTGTGCTAACACATTGCCAAATCGTGCTGTGCCTGTCATGGTCAGGGTTGTTGTGGCTGAATTGTATGTGAAGTTGGAGTTGCCGGTGAAGTTGCCATTGGTGTTGAACTGCACCTGTGTGTTTGTGCCGCCTGCTCCACCTGTTAAAGTGTTGGCAACAATGTTGGTTATTGTGAGTGTGCTAGTGGCGGGGTTGAATACAAAGTTTGGATCGCCACCAAAGTTACCACCGCCGGCATTGTATTGCACTGTGTTGGCTGCACCGCCGGGCACGCCATTGCCTGACCCGCCGCCGGTGATAGGCAGCCCACCAGGTGTGTTGCCATCACTGTAGTAGAACGCATTGAGAACTGGATTCCACCAGATGCGGCCTTGTTGCCCTACATAGGCAGCAGCATTGGCAGTGGCTTCTTGAACATTTCCCTGTGTGAAGTTGTCACGACTGGTGAAAAGGTTTTGTATGAATACTGAATTGTTGGTGTTACCGTCACTCATTGTGGCTCCTTAGTCGTCTAAGGGACCATCACCACCGGCATTTACTTGTAACATAGCAGCCAATCTGCGACGCAGTTGAGTCATTTCATCTTCGGGTTCCGGAACTACATCTTCGTGTTCAGGCTGTTCTTCGCCCATCCTGCTCACACTGAGTCTGTGTGGTGGCAGCCCGCCGTCTTGATCGGGCACATCCGGTGAATAGATGTTGTTCACATCCACAGCACGCTTGAGCAGTTCTAGTTTGAGTTGCAGTGGTGGAACCATGCGTTGTGGGGCGAGTTCGCCGAAGTCACTTTGCACTTCCACTGGTTGTTGATAGTCGTCACCTTCGGCGTTGCTTCCGTGGTCCACAACATCTGCTAGGTGTCTGAGTAAGTCGGCGATTTTCATATTTGTATTCCTGTTGTGTATTTACCTTGGATAGCCTCGGAACCCACGCACAGGACTGACCTTGTCCACATCGGGTGCTTCTTCACTGGCCATGGTGCCGATCTGCACAGCGTCACTTGAGGGCATGTTCATGGCATGCAAGGCATCGTCGATGTAATCTTTCACATGTGGATCGTAACTCACGATCACCATGTCTTCGCCAAATACACTGCTAGGACCATCAAATGGCGGAACATCGTCCTTGGCACGCTGTGCAGCACCTTTGGCTCCGGCAATGGCCACACCAAATCTGTATTGCATATACGGATCGTTGTTTTGTAATTTGGGTATTTTGAAAGCACCGGGCAGAGCAAGTCCTACATCACGAGTGATTGTGCCGGTGCGACCTGCTGCTTGGCCTTCGGTGATGAATTCACTGGCTCTCATCTTGCATAACCTCGGAATGCCTTTATAGGACTGACGATGTCGGTTCCGGGTAATTCTTGACTTCTATTATCACCGTTGTTCAAATCAACATAATCACTGCCAACGGCTTTGAATGCTTGCTGTAGCATTTTGCTTTCGATATCAGTGTATGGGTGAGCAGTATTGTATCTGCCTGCCCAACTTTCAGCATCAATCTCAAGTGGAGTGGTTCCGTCTGCACATGCAGTGGCCATCATGATACGATTGAGTTCATATGTTCTGTCGTAGCCGCCTGGATCTCGGAACTTGGCCGCGCCTCTGGAAGATATGCTCTGTCTCAATGACCGCTTACCTATTGTTCTAGTTTCAGCGATAAACTCACTGGCTCGCATATTAGATGCCGTTTGAGCCTGCTGTGGCAGATGAGGCTGTACCCAATGCTGTGGCACTGAATCCTGTACCTGTGATGATGTTTAAGTAATTGCCTGCACCAACATAGTATTGTTGTACAGTATTACCAGGCACCACAATAGCGTTAGCATACAAGTTACCAGTAGGTGTGGTCATAGTGGCATTTGCAGGAACGCCATTGGCCTGCACATAGGTCAACTGCACCACTGAAACTTGGAAAGTCACATTAGCAGTAGTGGTAGCAATTTCCACTTTGTCTGTGGTCCAGGCTGTATTGCTTACAGCGTTTACAACTTGAATAGCCATTATTTGTTATCCTTATTTAGATCTGCCACATTCACTGGGCGAAACAGATTTGTGGTCTGACTCAGCACGCCGGGAATCATGGCAGGTTGATTACGCACCTCCTGTGGGGTAGGTGCGGGTGGATGTCTTTCCGACAACCTTGCCATGGTCTCTGCGTAGGTCTGAAATTGCTGTGTCATGTTATTACCTAAGTCCGGCTATCTTCAGCATACGGCCCAGTTCTTCATCAAGACCGTTGTAACCCATACGATCATCTTGTCCAGCGATCACAGGAATTGTGGTCTGGCCAGTTGACTTAGGACCATTCAATCCACCGCTGTACATCATGGCATCGTCTGTACCTTCTTCGTCTGTGGGCCAATCTGGTTCATTTTCTGACGCATCGGTATCACCGTAGGCTTCATCCATTTCGTTATACCTACCTTGATCAGAATGTGCTGTACCGGGTGTTCTAAAAGATGGAGGATTTCCTGCTCGCCCAAGTCGTGCTGTTTCAGCATCATGTTGATCAGGATCAATGTCGGTTACATAGGGAGTTCCATCGGGATTGGTTGCAATATTCTCCATCATGTCATCGCATTCGCAATCGGACTGGCCACATTCTTCGCATGGCTCGTCGCCGTGCATGTGATCAATGTTGTGCAAAGCATCCATGTCTGAATCATCACCGGTCATGGCATGGATATGCTCATCACCGTGACCCATGCCAGCCATCTTCAACAAGCCAGCCAACATCACTGCATCATCATCTGTGGCGGTGACAGTTAGGCTCTGGCGTGGACCGCCATGCTCGTCATTGTTCATACTCATGTTGATGTTCATTGACTCAGAGATCATGTTTTCTAATTGACGATTTAGACTGTCGTAGATGCCTTTGCCAAATGTTGTTCCGGCGCTGGACTTGGGTGCAGCACCAGTGGCCACTGACCCGGAAGTTGTGGTTTCATCTACTTCTTTTTTCTTCTTGTCTTTTTTCTTCTCGTCGTATTCGATGTCTTTGGTAACTCGCTTACCGGCTCGTTCAGCCTTGTCATCTTCGCTGCCACGCTTTTTGCCGTGGATGCCGTCTTTTTTCTTCTCGTCGTATTCGATGTCCTTGGCCACTTTACGCCCGGCTCGTTCAGCACGACTGTCACGCTTGTTAGTAGACTCTTCGTCGACTTCCATTTCGTCGTCTTGCTGATTCTGCATGTAGTCATCCACAGCAGTCATCATGCCTTCAATCTTGGCCAACTTGGCTTGCACCCATTCTGGCAAGTTGTCGTTGTCACCCAGGATCTTTTCCAAGGCTTGTGCATGGCGCACAACGGTCTTGATATCGTCCTTGGCCATTTGACCTTCTTGATCGTATTCACCTTGATCTTGTGGCTCGATCATGTCTTCGGGCATGTCGCCTTCTCGGGTCATCAGTTTGCTTGTGCCACGATTGATTTTGGCACCAATCTTTTTGCCCATTCCGGCACCAACTTTGCGACGGCCTAATGCACCACTTGGTTCATCATCAGCACTGGCATCGTGGCTAGCGCCGCTATAGTTGCCTTTGATTGCACGATGACGAGTTACACCAGGTTCGCTGGTATCGATCTCACCGCCACTGCTGCTTCTGCGTCGAGTTGGCTCATCATCGATCCAACTTTCTTCCATGTCACGATTACGACCACGCACGGCTTTCTTCATAGCATTGGCTGCCACATCCCCTAGCATTTCATCAACTTCTTTCTTGGCACCAACAATCTTGTCAGCGAAAGTGATCTTGTCAAAAGGTTTTGCCAACGCAGCAAATTTCTTTTGCTTGGGACTCATTGGCACACCGCCTTCATCTACCCCGTAATCTCTCATAGGTTCGATTTTTTGTTTGTTTGAATCTACCGTGGCTCCTTGCGGCATAGCACCACTTTTAAACTCAGCGGGTCTACTGCTAATAAATGTTTTGCCGCCATCGGCAGTTGTTCCGATGATTCGACCATTTAAAGTAACATTTTGATAATTATCTTTTATGTAATTATAATCACCTGGGCCGCCCGGCGCTGCACCACCTTCTTTCACAGGTTCATCAATGGCCTGTGGAGGATACATTGCCGGTTTTTTTGGTGGCACGGTTTTCTTTGGCGGTGCAATCGGTGGCTTAGGCGCACTGGCTTTACGCTGAGGAGCATTTACTGCTTTCACTTCGTCTTCATATGATCCTACATCTTGCGGAGTGGCATCAACTTCGGTCATTGAATGCCTTCTCATAGGCTCTGACACACTTTGTTTTTCTCTCTTCATTCTGTGTTTCCACATTTCAACTGCGTTTTTACCAGCAGCTCGATCTGAGTTACCATCATCAACCCACTTATCAAAATTTGCTAGTAGTTCTGCCATGTGCGATTCCAACCCAGGATTTTCCTCAATCCAATCAATGAAATTATTTCTGGCTGGGTTGGTTCTTTTATTCCAGTTACCGTTCTTATCTCTGCGAGGAGATGATAATAACTCATCTGGAATTATACCAATGTCACCTAATGTGTTTGTGACTTTATTGTATCCTTTTTTCAAGGTGTCCATGACGCCTTCTTCTACATCTTTCTTGGCACTACGAGCAGCAGACTTCATTGGCTCTTTGCGATTGCCATCTTTGTCAAGATCCAAGAAGTCTGGCTTGCCACCTTCCTTCATTGTGGCTTTCCACGGCTTGAGTTGAGCTTGATCAATGCTTTCTTCTGTGTGACGCAGTTTGTTCAACACAGCACCTGCCACACGCTTGCCTGCTTCCGCACTGCCATAACGCTTGGCAGCACCAGCAGCGATCTTGCTGAAGTTCTTGCCTGGCTTGCCGATATCTTTGCCGGCTGCGGCTTTCTTGGCTGAATAGTCAGCGGCTGCTTCCATTAGCTTGTTAGGTTTGGCTGGAGCGGCTTGAGCATCTTCAGCCAGTTGCTGCTTGTTAGCCAAGTCGGCCATCTTCTTGTTTAGATCGTAGAAAAAATAATCGCTCATGGTTTATCCTCTTGGTGTTGCGAAAGTAGCAGGCCTTGGCATGCGTTTGACATCGGTCATTGGACTCTTGGTGTCCTGCTTGATGTCATTTGTGGTTTTTGCTGGAGGTGTTTTGCCACCGGCTACTGTGAAATCTGAACGATATGCATTTTGCAATACTGAATGTTGATAAGGATTACCGGAGTAATCTTTCTTCAATGCTTGTTGTTCGGCATCAGGTGCAGGATAATCGGTATCGGCGATCAAGTCCTTGTTCTGTGCTGTGATGTCTGTGATCTCTTTGTCAATGCTATCTGAATATGGCTGTGTCAACAGTCGGATCCTGTTTGGGTTAAATCCCAACAGTTGAGCCAGTTGTTGTATCTGTGGTTCGATAGCTGGATAACGGAAACTCACATCTACACTGGTGACCATGTCATTTTCTTCATTGGGGAAGTCTTTTAACAGTCGCTGCACAGGTGTGGTCTTTTTGCCTGACATCTTGACGATGTCAAACTGTTCGAGTTTTTGTTCCAGATCCTTGATAAAGGTTGGAGGCACATCGCCCAGGATCTTGATCCTGTAATCGTATGTGCGTTCGCTTTCTGCAAGATATTGGTGAAATTTTTTCATATCAGAGTCCTATGTGATATTTATACTTTTTTGGCATTTGTCTTTCTATCGCCTAACAATCTATCCAACAATTCATTGCGATCCAATACATGGCCTTGGCCTTGCTGTGGAGGGTCGCGGTCTGAATCTGCGAGTTTGGCATCCAGATTTGCTTTTTTTAACTGCAAATCGATCATTTTCAACTTCTTGCTCATCTTGGCTTGCTTGGCTGTGAGTGCATGCCCTAGCATGGCACCGGCCACACTGAATATCTCAGCAGCAAATCTTGAATCTACATTCATACCCAAGTCCATGAGATCCTTGTAACTGCCCTTGGCTAGATCGGCCAGTTCATCCATCTCACTGTCAGATGAACTCAAGTCGCGCACACCCGGAAGGGCAGCATCAATCTTGTCGATGGTTTCATCAATCTCAGCCATAACTGACTGGGTTTGTTCGGGGGTGTAGACGAGATCCTCTTCAGGATCTCCAGAGGGCGGTAAGTCGAATAATTCTTCTAATTTCTTCATACCATATTTACCGGATCCGTCAACCCGGCTTATGGAACATGTCATCCTCTGTTAGAACCCGAAAGTGTATGCCTGCTCGCTTGCACCAGGCCTGTGCTGCCGCCCATTTGGCATAGTTGATGGCAACCACAGCACGGTCTTTGCTGTTCATCTTGCTTTCAATCACGCTTTGTTTTTTGGGTTTGATCTCAATCATTTCGGCACGCTGCACATTGCCCTTGGTGCGATATGTGATAAAGAAATCCGGCACATACATAGAGTTCTTGCCGGTGATGGGATTACGATAAGGTATTGCTATGCTCTCTGATGCCCATTGCAGCACTGCATCGTTCTTGTCGCAAAAGCGCATGAATGAGTGTTCCCACCCTGATCGATATCTGGGTTTGTTTTTTCCCACATACTTGCCCGGGTTGGTAATAACATACTCGCCGTTGGCCCAGCGGCTCATGCCAGCACATTCCTTGCGGTGTAATAGTTAGGGGTAACCGATGCGCCTACACCCAACAATGTGCTGCCGCTTCTTATGTTGTTGAGATAATAACAAAGTGTTAGCGTGAGTTGGATGGAATCTTGCCCTTGGATTTCTTGCAAAATAGTCAGAACCGGTGTGCCAGTGGTATCTGAAATGCGAAACAATGCTACCGTAAAATTGCCTGCTGCGATATCTGTAGTGAATACTGATCTCATATAGCTGAATACAGCATCATATTCTTCAGCATTGACAAATTGTTCGTAGGTATAGAACTGATCGTAGATTCTAACTGTGAGATCTACATTGGTGTTGAGTGCGTTAACTGTTCCGCCCATATTATCTTTGTTGTATTGTTATTCTCTGTGTACCACTTAGTGGTCCACGTTGATCGCCAAGAACAAATTTAGGTTCTCTTGGAAAAACAATTCCTCCTGAATTATTTTGTGCCTGACGAACTTGAGCAGGAAGAGTGTTTTTCAATGCACTCTTCAATGCAATGTTGGCTTCTTCATTCACAACAGATCGTAGATCCTTGCCTTTGAATGTGTTGTAAGCAGTACCGGCTTTCTGCACAGCGCCGATAATACCAGCCGGACCTCTAGCCTGCAGATCTTGTATGATACCAATACCAGCATCCAACAAGCCACCTTGCCCTAGCACAGTTTGTGTACTGCCCGGTCTTGCCAAGCTAGATCGTACATTGTCATAGTAAGCAGGATCTGCAAATCCAACCACATTGGTATCCGCCCTTGACCCGCCAATGGCGCCTGAATAATATTTCACAGTTTCGTAGTCTATGGTCATTGAATTTTGCATGATACCAGCGTTTTCACTGTAGTTATATGTGTCGTGATCCCAACTCTTGATTATTGGATTGACCAGCACATAGCCAACCCATTTGTGTTGGTCCATGCCATAGATTGTGATATCTCTAAAGAACGCAGGTTTGCCTGAATTCTGATCGCCACCTGATCCTACGCCACCACTACCGGCATTGCCTTGATCATAGGCTTCGCCGATATAACCCCAGTCATTGATCACTCGATCATTGGTGTAGATATCTCTAGCATTATAGTCAAACCCGGGCAAAGTGGCTACCTGGCCGATATCGCCATTTTGTGCCGGTGGTCCATATGCCTGGCTAGGATCTTTGTAGTAGTAACTGTAGTAGTTGTACCACATGCTACGAATCAGATCTCCGCCATCATCATGAAAGGTTGTTTGTACCGAGCTGTAATTGATCTTCTTTTGGATTACCCGTTTGCGATTGTATTGATTCAGTATTTCTGTGTCAATGGTAAACTTAGGCAACTGTATGGTCTTGACCATGAGACCAATTGTGGCTTTTTCTGTGCTGTTGTATATCGACGCCAGAGTCGGAATCTTGCTGACATTGAGATTGAAGTAGCAATGGAACAAAAACTTGTTCCGTGGCGCGTATTCATATCCGTTGGTGCGGAAGGTCTTTGAAGCGTGGGCGTAGTCTTTGAGACCTTGCCCACCAAAAAACTCTTTTGAAAAGTCCTGTCCCCAAGACATTTGCGATTATCCTGTCACAACATCGTTGACTGTTCTAGCAATAGTGCTACCAATACCACTTCCATTAGGTGTTTGGTTAGCATTGTCAAATCTAATTGTGAGACCAATCTGCAGGGCCTTGCTTTCGCCATAGCTGGCACTGCCGTAATCGGCACCTTCGAGCATGCAACCATACAGTTCCCAAGTTTCCAACACAGTGGGTTCAGCAGCACCGTTACCACCGTCCAGCACTTCGAAACGAGTGGTAAACTTGTAGTCAATACCTGATGCAGCAGACGCCATTTCTAAGAAGTCCATTTGCTTCTGTATTTGCTCGCCAACTAAACGACTCACAGCACCTGATGCATCGTCACGCAGATTGCAAGTGGTAGTGGCCCACTTGTATTTTCCTGCCAGATACAATGTACTGTTGTAGATTGGAATAGTGATCTCATCAAATGTCACATTAGGACGCTTGAAGTCAATCACCTGTTTGGTAAGTTCTGTTCGTGGTGTGCTCACCCCGAAGTTCTCAAATATCACTCGGAAGCGATAACTGAGTTTGGGCATGAGCAAGCCTTGGTTACTCGCGCTTTGATCGCTTGCCAAGGGCACTGTCATTCTTGTTAATGATGAAACAGCCATATTTGTAATCTCCTATGCATTTATTTACCTCTGTTGAGGCCAAAAGAAAAGGGGTGTTTCCACCCCATTTTCTGTTCTAGCGGTGCCGTTAGGCGCTGGATGCCACAGCGCTTTGTGAGTTAGAAATGGCACCTGTGTTCTTGAGACGCAATGGAATATAGATGAATTCCACAGCCTTCACAGGTTCGATTGCGATATCAACCCACAGCTCATTGGCGTCAATTCTAGCAGGTGTGTTGTTTGAATCATCACACACAACCAAGAAGTCATAGATACCACGCTTGGCCACAAGATCAATACACAATCCATTTACAGCATTGGTAACTTCATTGCGAGTGATCTGATCGTTTGGTTCAAACAAGAACTGCTTGCCGATTTCTTCCAATCTGCCACGCATGAACGCAACCAGTCGTGCTACGTTGATACGATCCAAGGAAGAAGTCTGACCATAGATAGTCTTGTTACCAAAGTTAGTGATGCCCACACCAGGAATAAATGTGATTGGATTGATATTGTTTGTGTATTCAATATCACGCAGACCTTGGTTGTTACCGATGGTCACAAATTCACCTGTGGTAGCATTGATGTAACCAATTCTAGCAGCATTGTCAATCACACCGCGGCGTGTACCAGCGGGTGCCAACCACGGATAACTCACTGCATCGCTGCGAATCATTGTACGGATCATCATGTGGCTAGGTGCTGTGACCACTGCACTTCCGCCAAGATCTGTGGTTTGGCAACTTGGATAGAACACACCAGCATATGGTGAACTGGTTGTGAGACCGTCACCAGCAAATGTTCCTGTTCCGCTGTTGTTTGTGGCCCAAGAGATAATGTCGGTGCCATCTGCGCCCAAACGCATAGGTGTGTCACCTACAACAAACACAGTATTATTGCGTTCGTTGCTAAGTGCAACCATGTTAGGAATCAACTCAGGATATGCAGTACAGGCCATGAGGTTGAACTGTGCTTGTTCTTCACGCACTGTGATACTGGTATCAATACCTGATTTCAATGCAGCAACGATCAATGCTCTTTGAGCCAAACGACCCATGTTTGGAGCGCCATCATTGCGATTACCACTTGCTGTGACCCATGAATTGGTTTCTAGTAGATCCCAATATGAAGTCTGTGTCGCAGGATTTTCATTGGTGCTGGATTGGATCGCCACATACAGCACAGCATTGTACAATACTTGATCGCCCACAGCATAGTTAGTACCACTGCTCCATGTAGGATAACTGAAATCAGCAGCATTGAAGTAATCAACTCGGAAGCTCTTTACATTGAATCCGGAACGGCGTGTGTTGAACAACAACATACCTGCTGGAAATAGTGTGTAATCAGGAGCGTCCACATCCAAATAATCGCTTGTGAGCAAAGATGTGATACTTGGTAGATCACCTGTGATAGGGTTCACAGTACCTGTGGTGCTCCAACGAGCATCTGCAAACAATACACCATTTGATGATTGTTGGTCGGTGTTGTCAATCAATACCCATTGATTCACTCCATCCACTTGTTGCCAACGCTTGATTACCGGATATGTTTCCAGATCTGAGGTGTCAATCCAGATGTCACCGTATACCAACACGGTACCGTCGGTCTGTGTGGTGGGTGCTGTGGCAGAGATAATCGGCCCAGTAGGATTGGTATTAGAAAGATTGTATCCGCGAGTATCATTGGTTTCGTTTTGATACCCTACCCAACCAGATCCACTTTGGATCATAATGTCTACTTGGCTGGTTGTTGAGTAATACCAGTATGTTCCATTTGCAGGATCTTGATCAGGTGCTACATTGCTGGCTGTGTAGGTCAATGGAACCCATCCGCTGAGTTGCAAATACTCATCTTGATTGTTGTCTACAATATTGCGGCAACCTGTGGTGCTGGTGGTGAAACCAGCATCAGTCACAGCAGTGTCGTTGCTAACATTTTGCAACAGGATCACGCCACCAATGCTTTGTGTAAGAACGATAGCACCGGTGCTGGTCACTGTGGCTACCACATTGGGTAAACCAGCAGAACTCACAGCAGTGATAAATGCTGCCGCATCAGTTCCGTTTACTGTGACAGTGACTGTGCTGCTCAATGCAGTAGAATTTACCAGACTTGTGGTAATAGTAAATTGATCACCATTGGTAAAACTAGGTGTGCTAGTGCTGCCAGTTACTACTGTGGGACCAGCTGGGCTGCGTTCAAAAACCTGCAGAGTGTAAGTGCTGTTGTAAGGATATGCTCCCACTGTACTTGCGGCTGGATCCACATTGTATTGGGTGTAGGTTGTGCCAGCAGCAATATTCTTACCGCCACCGGTGGAGTCCAATGCCGCATTGGCCGACCAGTCATTTTCATACACAGGAGCTGCCTGTGTGATCCACGCACCTAATGCGGTGCTGTATTTTTCCACGATCATGGCGGTGCCAAGATTTTGTGCAGTGGTCTTGTTCCATACGCTGCCTGTAGGGCGTGGAGTAGCGTCAGTGGTTCTCCAACGAGGATATGTGTAGTTTGGACTTTGTTGTATGCCAGGAGCATAGTAAGTGACTTCGGCTGTAAGTCCTAATGTTGTGAGCAATCCTACTGTAGATCCTGTAGAACTGATGCGGATGATACCATCATCGGCTGTAGAACCGTCGGCTGTGGCTGAACTATCTGCAAACAAGCAAAGTTTGTTGTCAATCACAGCAGAATACACACCAGTGATACTAGCAGTGTTGATCGCACCACTGAGACCTTGGATTGTGTTGTTGGTTGACACAGGAACTGCTACACTGGTACCATTGATAACAATGGTGTTACCTGCGGTAAGAGTTGTGGTCACTGCATTAGCACCTTGCACAGCAGGGTAACTCAATTTCCAATCATCACTTCCGACTAACACCCATGTATTAAACAAGTCGCTGAGAGTGGTAGAATTGCCTGTTGCAGCTACCACTGTACCGTTTTTGTAGTATACAGGATTAGCTGTGTTGGTGGCTACTACTGTGTAATCGCCAATGGCGCCGTAATCTTGCAATGGTACTCCGTTGCTGAGTTCGGTGGTGCTGATGATCACTGACGGAACCATGTTGCTGAATGCACCAGTGGTCTGATTCCATTCAAAGATACCCCATTGGGTTGTAGCGGTATTCAACCAATATGTGCCGTTGTCTGGTTCACCAGTAGGACGAACCAAAGTGGCTGTGAGTTCAGTAAGATCAATGTCCACACGCTGTACATAAGCACGATTTGTGACACCTAATGCTGAATAAGCAGCCAACAAGCCGTATTCGTTGAGTTCGTAACCATTGATGGGTGTACCCACTGTGGTTTTGTAGAAGAATGGATTACCAAAGGTGGCTGCAAGATCACGCTGACTGGTGATCAGATACAGACGATTTGCATTGACTGCTAAGGTACCTGCGGCTACTCCGACTCCTGAACCTGATACTTTGTTCTGTGCTGTGGCAATCAGGAAGTACGGTACTGAATTTGTGGCTGCTGGAAGGTATTGACTTTCGTCAATCACTGTGACTTGGACTCCGGGTGATACTAGTGCCATGTTGGCTCCTTTAAAAACTGTTACAGATATTTATCGGATGACCACAAAACCAGGGGGGTTGAGGAGCCCTTTGCCAAAGGTTTATACCATAAATACACCATGAGACCCATGTGTACAGCCTGCAACCAACGCCTAGTGGCAGTGAACTATGTTCGAGATGGAATCACCCACTATCGGGCACGATGCGATCACTGCATCCGTAGAAACAAGAAGATCAAGCCGCCAGACGCACTATGGAAACGAGCAGGATACAAGAAAAAACCCACATGCGATCGCTGTGGGTTTAAGCCAAGATTTGCCAGTCAGACCTTGGTATATCACATAGATAGCAATATGAACAATGTTGCCCTGAACAATCTCAGGACTGTGTGTCTGAACTGTGTGGAGGAAGTCAGGCGACTGGATGTTCCTTGGGTGCCAAATCCGCTGCAAGCAGACCGCTGAGTTGCCGGTATAGATCATCCACTGTGGAATTGTTTTCCACAACATGATCAAATGTAGTGCCAGCCCAGGAGTATTCACTAGCATGCACACCTTCTTTATCTAACCAACGCTGTGCTGCTTCGTCGCCGTGATTGGCTTTAGATGCTATGTCGTACCAGTGCGGGATTATTCCACGCTGGATCCAGATCACACGCCCACCAATATTCTTGATAGCAGCCACTTCATTGTAAAATCTACAGTCTGAAATCACGATGTTGTCTGCGCTTTTACGCAGTTTGTTTTCCAAACTAGCAATCCAGATGTCTGTGTGAAACGCATTCCTGCCCACTTCTGTGCCCCAGTATTGCAGAGCCCAGCGTGGTGTCAAGTGCGGCATTCCAAGCCGTTCAGCCCACCAAGGATCCACTTGCTCACGCCACTCACGGGCGGATCGTGTGCGGCCTTCTAGCAGTTCTCGATCCCAACCAAACACTGAAGCCACAGCGTCTTTGAGTGTGGCTGCAAATGAGTCACGACGAAAGCCGTGAAAGTTTACCAAATAGTCAGCAGCAGTGTCTTTGCCCGCTGAAATGAATCCGCAGATTCCAATAATCATGATAGTGCCTTTACATTTAGATGTTGAAGTGTAGCCTGTAGAAGATCGATCTGTCTACGACAATCTTCCAATGCGTGATGGCTTGCAGGTGGCTTACCCAGGCCCGGATATAGAGCATATACAGTTCGAGCATCTCTTACTCTGTAGTATTGCCAAGGCAGCGGGCGGCCGAAACTCTTGTAAGCATGCTCAAGAATGTTCATGTCAAAAGTTGGTCCGTTGGCCCAGATCGTTTTTGATTTCCAGATCAACCGTCCCAGTTCTTCCAATGCCGTATCTAGTGAGATACGATTGTCTAATCCAAAGGCTTCTTCCTGTGCTTCAGCGGGTTGTGTAGCCCACCACTCAATTGTGCCTTGTTCGATGTTACGGCCAGGTTGACTGTCGGGGTCAATTCGAGCATAGAATTGTTGTTTGTGATAGCCCGTGCCCAGTGGGTCAAATGCCTGGGCGGCGATGGTCAGGATACAGGCTTCTGGGCCTGTGCCTACCGTTTCAATATCAATCATTAGATCAGCCATGTGCTAATTATAGCACAGATCTTACCCAATCACAAAGGTTAATGGCTGACTTCCATCAACATAATTCACCAATTGCTTGATGAGATCTGCCATCTCTTCTTTGGCTTCGGATTTCATAGCAGCACCGTTTAGTGTGCCGCCGCCATTGGGTCCGGCGATAGTGCCAAATTTTTCACGGGCTTCACCGATGATCATCTTGCAAGCCGCCACAGTGTAATCTCTGATCCACTGCTGGATCTGGAAATCACTCAACAACTGGATCTCTGGTTTGAGATTGTAGGTCCATAATAGCACTACTTCACCACCGCCTGCTGGATTGCGGATGATTTGCAGTTTCTTTGTGACGGGATTCCAAGTGTAGTTTAAGAATCCGCCAAACATCCTAGCAGCCAATTCCACATACTGACTGTAGAAATCGTATGTGGCAAGACCGCCTGATTGGTTGAAGTTGATCAAGTACACATTCATCGTTGCTTGACTGAACGGATCAAAGTTTGATCCCATAGGGCCTGACGCTATACCAAAAGTGCGCTTGAAGATCTGTCGCACACTCTGCACTTCCTGCGGCAAGGTGTAGATGTTTTGCTGATTGACCAACTGCATGAAACTGTATGATTCTTCATACGCGGCGTTGGCCCGTTGGCGGTAAGTGCCAATGGTCTTCTGATATGCTGCTTCAAAGTGGGCTGGGTCCAGTTCAATGTCAATGATCTGGCTGCCCAGTTGCAGGCGCACATACTCAAAAAGGTTGTTTTTGAGCGTTACTAGGTCTATTTGTTGTTGTTCTTCCATTGGGGACTCCGTCCCCAATATTTAGCACATCACCAGACCTTGAGGATTATCAAATTCTCGTTGCCACGCCCATTCCATTGGGTTTCTGTGGTGCTCAACTCTTTGAAGATCTTGCGTGTGGCTGGCTTGCCTGCTGCCAACAATGCTTTCAAGGTTTCTGCTGGCTTACGCAGAGTTTTCTGCGAACTTGCACCGGTATCGAAGCCAATCACAGCAGAACTCTTTACGGTGAAGTTGCCACGATGTGCATCACCCACCACATGGATCAGTTTGCGTTTCACAGTGTCGTACAGCCAGGCTTCTGTGGCATCTACCAGTTTCACAGCAGGCTCACTTACCAGTTTGAGGTCTGGGAATGTCTTGAGATACTTGAACTTGGCTGTGACTTTTTCTGGGCTCACTGCTTTCTTGGCCCGCGGTTTGCGTTCCACTTTCTTGATCTGCACATAGTTATTGCAGTCAGTTATCACTTGCTCAGCAAACTTTACCAGTTGCTTGAGTTGAGTCTTGGTTAGATAGCCGTAGCCTTCTACCAACTGTGCATCCTTGCCTGCCACCACTGCTTCCAGTTCAGTCAAGTGGTTTTTCCAGATTTGTTGGATCTGATGAATCAGTTGCGGTGCTACATTGTGCCCACGGATGATTGTGATGGGCTGGAATTGTGCTGACATTTTAGCACCCGCGGCAATGAAGTCGTCAAACAGGCCTTCAATCTCACCGGCGCATTCTGTGGCTTTTTCTTTGAGACGATCCTGGATGGTAGGGCCAGCAGGTTTTGCTTCCACTGCTTCTGTAGGTTCTGCTTGCTTTTCTGCCAACAGTTCCAGGATCAGATTGTCTAGTTTGATCTGTTCCTGATCAGTGAGTTCCAGCCCCATGGTGACCATACGGCACAGCCAGCCTGTTGTGAGGCGAACTTGGCTGTCTGGCAGAGTGCGGATGCGGCGAGCGTCTTTGGTGCGATTGTGTGCATCCAAGTAAGCACCAATGAAGTCCTTGGCATCTTTCTTGCCGTAGAAATAGTTATACCAGCCAAACGCATTGCTGAACTTGCTGGCACGATTTTCCGTGGGTTGCACACGCCACTCAGGTTCGTGCCCAACATATTTTGTGTCAGGGCTACGCGGATTCAGTGCTTTGATGTTTGCTTTGGCTGCTAGGGTTGCCATGGGGTTCCTTTGCTAGTGTTTATGATGTAATTATAGCACATCATGATTTTTTGGTCAAGTCCGCGCACATCAGCACAAAAGTCATGTCTGATTCTCTACGGAACACAATGTAGTAGGGCGTGGATTCGCCTGTTTTCCGTTTTCCGAAGTACGCAAACCAATCTGAGGACAGAGCCGACCAGCCGCCTTTTAAACGATTTTTGCAAATCCGTTCAATCTCAAGGCGCCGGCCCCGATCATCCCAGTAGTCGTTGAATCGCAGACCGGCTTCGTACCCGGCTTCTTTGTTGGGTTTGTATCTGCGATCTAGCTTTATGACTTTCATGCGAGTATTATAACTGAAGCAGATTTTCTGGTCAACCTGCCCATAAATACAGCACTATGCCAAGACTCAGTCTATACCGTCCCAATCGCACCGCAGATTACCGTTTTTTCGATCGCACAATAAGTGAAATGTATCAGGTTGGCGGGGTGGACATGTATTTGCACAAATACTTGGGACCACTTACAAACGACAATACCGGCAACAACGATGCCACGCTACCCAAATACGACTCAACAAACCCGCTGTTTATCGAAGATTTGCTGCTGTTGGAAAACCGTGATCGTGCCTATGACAATGATGTGTATGTGATGCGTGGTGTTTATAAACAACAAGACATTGACTTTGATCTTACCCAATTTGGCTTGTTCTTAAACAACGACACCTTGTTTATCACATTCCACTACAATGACATGATAGACACCATAGGGCGCAAACTCATGAGCGGTGATGTGTTTGAACTGCCCAATCTCCTAGACTATAACCCCCTGGACTCGGCCATACCCAAAGCGTTGCCAAAATGGTATGTGGTCCAGGATGCGTCCTTTGCTGCCGAAGGTTTCAGCCAGACCTGGTTACCTCACTTGTGGCGTGTGAAGGCCACACCCATGGTCAACAGTCAAGAATTTAATCAGATCACCAAACAGCCCTTTGAACCTATCAACATCTGGGATCCGGGCAATTTCTATCCAGGCGGTGTCACAGTGCTTTATGGCGATACTTACTATACATCAAACAAGAATGTGCCACCGGGTACAGATATCAACAACACGGAATATTGGACCTTGGTTACCAATCCTACCACCATTGAAGATCAACAAAGCACACGACCCAGAAACTTGGAGATCAACGATGCTATACTTGCTCAGGCCGAAGCCGAAGTTCCTACATCAGGATTTGATGTTGTGAAGTTCTACATCGTTGCTACCAATCCAGATGGCACACCTGCCAATCCTGAATCTGCCACATATACCGCAGACTACACCATTACTGATGCCAGCCGCACAGTGGCCAATGACGGCAATACACCTCGAGGTGATGGCTACACAGCAGGTTACTTGACCGGAGACGGAGTTCCGCCCAATGGCTTGCCTGTCACAGCCGGAATAAATTTTCCAATCAATCCTGTGGCCGGGCAGTTTGCATTGCGACTGGATTATTTTCCTAATCGCTTGTTTCGCTTCAACGGTACTGCTTGGATCAAGATCGAGAGCAAGGTAAGAACCAATCTCACACCTGGGTCGACCAACGATACTTTACGCAGCAGCTTCGTTAACAATACATACACAGTGAATACCACGGATCTTGGCAATATACCTAGTCGTCAGAGTCTCAGTGAGGCCTTGATACCAAATGATGCCAATGGTGATCAGGGCGGCAATCTGCCTCCTAATCCATATCCGCCCACACAACCTTTCCAGAAGTCCAGCTAACTATGCAATTATTTTTTTACGACGAACAGATCCGTCGCTATCTTCTGCAATTCACCCGCATGTTCAGCTTGTTTGAAGTTGAGTACGGACGCAACGAACAGGGCACCACCGATCTAGTTCGTGTGCCCATACGCTATGGCGATGCCAGCAGACAAGCACAGACTATCCTGAACCAAAACTCAGCCAACAGTTTAAACGCCACACCCATGATGACCTTCCACATCACTGGACTCACTTATGATCGTGAGCGTATGCAAGAGCCATATCATGTGAACAAGATGATGGTGCGTCAACGCACCTGGGATCCTGGCACAGAAAGTTACGAAACCACACAGGGCAATGCTTTCCAAGTGGAACGACTCATGCCTGTGCCATACAAACTTACTATTGACTTGGATATTTGGACATCAAATACCAATCAGAAGATGCAGTTGTTTGAACAGATCGCTACGCTGTTTAACCCTGCGCTGGAGATACAGGCCACAGACAACTACATTGATTGGACCAGTCTCACTGTGTGTAATCTTGACAATGTGAGATGGTCAAGCAAAACTATCCCAGTTAATACCAACACCAACGAACCGTTGGACATCATGACCATGACATTCAGCATGCCTATCTGGATATCATCACCGGCCAAGATCAAGAAACTGGGTGTGGTAGAACGAGTTATTGCCAGCATATTTGATGCTCAAGGCGATGCTGTGAATGCTATAAGCAACAATGACTTGCTGCTGGGTACACGGGTCAAAGTCACACCTTGGAGTTATCAGGTGCTGTTGTTAGATGGACAACTACAGGTATTGCAACCACCACAGCCGGTGAATCCAGATCGTATTAGCCTAGCACCATTTGACTTTCCTCTCGTAGAAAATCCACAGATCACTTGGCCCACTGTGATCAATGCCTATGGTGTGTTACGCCCGGGTATCAGTTATATCACTCTTGACAATCCTTGGGATCCTGACTCAAGCATCGTGGGTACTATTGCTGTAAATCCCGCAGATGATCGATTGTTGATCTACAACATCGATCCAGACACAGCACCACAGAACACATTGAGTCCAGTGGATGCAGTTATTAACCCACTCACAGCCGGACCAGGCGATGGACTAGACCCTGCTGCTGTAGGACAAAGATATCTACTAAACGAAGGCACCGGTGATGCTGACAACTCGAGTAATCCTATTGCCTGGCGTGGCACAGGTGGACAACCTTTGATTGCCAATGCCAACGACATCATTGAATACAATGGCACACGCTGGGTTATTGCTTTTAACAGCGCCAGCACAGACCCACAATATGTGGTTAATCTTACCACAGGCATACAATACTTCTGGAACGGAACCAAATGGGTCAAGAGCATTGACGGCCTGTACACCGGAGGCTCATGGAATCTGGTATTGTAAAAGCAGTAGGTGTTTGGTTCTACTGTGTTAGAACCCGCTGTTACTTGTATCTACTACGCAACGATTCAAAGTACCCGGATACCTGGGGGCTGGCTGGAGGCAAAGTAGAACCCGACGAAACCCTGATCACTGCTGTGGAACGCGAATGCACAGAAGAATTGGGCAGCATGCCCGAATATCAGCAATTGATACCCATTGAAAAGTTCACATCACCTGATGGAGGATTTGAATATCACACCTTCTGGTGCAGAGTCAATCATGAGTTCATTCCTGAACTCAATCACGAACATGTGGGCTATGCTTGGATACACAGTGGAAGACTACCAAGGCCTCTACATCCTGGTTTGTGGAACACAGTAAACCTAGATGCTATCCAGAAAAAGATATCAAGTCTAGAAATTACCTGCGTCTAATCAAAGAAGAACATCTGCCATAGTCGGCAGTTGTCGTCGTTGTATCCAAAATAATCCGTGGCCGAATGTAAGTACCCGGCATTGAAAATCACTAGGCGATTGTACACATTGCCAAAGTTGTCCACCGGTTCAAATATAGTCCTATCCAGGTTCTGACTGCCCGGTCTGAAGCATTTGTTTATGTCAGGGTGACTGAGATGTCGCACATCTGTGCCCTTGAGTGCGTGTGTTGATGTACCTGACTGATAAGGTGCGTTGGGTGTGAGATACAGCATGCCAGCCCACCTTTGTGGATCGCAGTGATATACCAAGGGCTCACCTTCTTTGCATACTTGGAATCTGCCATTCATTCCGTATTCTTCCCACTTTTCGATCCGGCGATTCATGATGTATTCAAATTCTTCTTTCAATCCTGGAAACAAGAACTGCTGCCGGGTGCGGTTGCCTATGTAATACTTGCCAATGCCACCTTGGTCGTACTCTTGCTCCAAGGCAAACTTCCTAATAGCATCAGGATCTTGATAGAAGTTGTCCACGATCCACACACCCGGTCTTGGTTGCGGATTGATTATGTCTGATTTTTTTCTAGCCACATGCACAGCAGGTGCTGACTTGGTTTCTACCAGCGGAGACTTGGGCATGCCGCAAATCTTCAAATTATGATTGATAGCATCTATATAAATCTGATGCATCTTAAAGTTGTCTCTGAGATGTACCATGATCTGGCGGCTTTGTTCAGTAAGGCCCACATGCCAACTTGCCACACCTTTCTGGAACATCAATCCACAATAGCCCGGATACTGATCAGTGATCACGGGTGTGCGATCAAAGTTACCATAGGTCAAACCCATCACTGCTGTGGTATAACTTTCCTGCCATTCTCTTCGTTTCTCGTACAGTCTGCTCAACAAGAAATATGCTTCAGGACGGTCAGGAATCAACGCAATAGACTTGAGCAATAGACCTTTTTCAGTGTCGTCGCGAGTTTTTTGTTTTTCTAAACAGATACAGCATCGCATGAGTGCTTCGTATTGTTGTTGGTCAGTGGTGCTACGCTCTGCTGTGCGTAGATAGAAACTCACTGCTGCACCGGTCTGTCCTATGTTTTCATATTCTTGCCCTAGCAAGAAGTTGATTGTGGGATCTTCGGAGTTCTCAATGTACGGATGTAGATATTTCATGTTATTTCACAAAGGTTATGACTTTTGGATCTGTGGCATTCTCACAGTAGTTGCACAGATTGAAGCAGGTCTGATCTTCAGGAATCAAATCTTCATATGACTGTTCATGCAAGTTGCCGATTATATGATCCAAGCCATAATCCATACAGCACAGGCTTACATCACCGTTGGGCAGCAGCACATTGTGATACAAGCCTTCTACACATCCGCAGGTCTTTGGTCCTTCGTGTGTGATAGCATTCCAACGGTCTCTTAAGGTGATCAGTTGCGGTTTAGCCACTGCTTCTCGGAACAAGTTGCCGGCTCTGCTCCACATAGCATAACTGGGAGCACTATCAAATATGTGTCGGATGCTAGGATGTAGTTCAGCACCCATGCTCATTTTAGAAAAGTTCTTGATCCTGTGATGGTTGTCTCGGAACCATTCCAAAGTCTTGATATAGCCAGGAGTGATCGGATGCCGTGCCAACATCTCTGCGTCGGGCAAGTGCAGCACAAATCCGCCATTAGGATTACCAGCAAATGGTATGTGTACTATGGCTTCCATATCCTCTACACTCACGCCCACCCCTGTGGTAAACACGCTCACAGGATGACCTTGATCATGTGCATACAGTACCATTTCTGTACAGTATTTGTTCATCCATGGTTCTGTGAATCCAGCAAAAGTGATACGCACATCTGTGGGTACTTTGTCGATCATGCTCTTGTAATCTTCCAGGCTCATGATTCTATTGCCTTTGTATACTTCTTCTAGTGTGCGTTGTGGGCAGAATACACAATCAACCACACAGCCTTTTTCTGGAATGATAGTTGTTATCTCCAATGTAGGTGCAGGATAGTGCTGCCATTTTTTCTTGTCTCGTGGTGCCACGCTGTTATCAATGTACAGCATACATGCGGCATAGTGATCAATAAACCAGTCATCAAACAATGCCCACTTGATGTCCACATAGTCAATGCTGAGTATGTGGAAGTTTGTGAATTCACGCAGGTAAGTGTCTCTGAATCGGCGGAATTTGGCCTTGTGTGCAGGAGTGGCCAGGTGTATCTCCATGGCTATCTTACGCACATTGTTCATGATCCAATCATGATTTTCATCAGTGAAGAAGTCGTATTCGCCGCCTTCGCAGTCCATCTTAAGGAAGTCTATGTGAGTGAGTTTCTGCTGTTCGATCAGTGTGCTGAACTTTATGGTTTCTAGTATCACGCCATCTGTGCCGTCACTGTGTGCTTGTTTTGTTTCGTCGTAAAGCCCTGCTAGATAATTCAATCCATCTGAATGGCCCAGTGCCCGGTTTATGGTCGTGACATCCAGTCCAGTGTAGCTGACATTTTTTACCAAGGTGGGGTAGAGTTTTTTGTGTGGTTCAAGGCATATCACTCGGCCGGGTTGTTGTGGAACTATGCTCCATACAAATGGTCCAGCACTGGCGCCTACATCTAGCACTACATCTCCAGGCTTTATATCAAAAAACCGTTGATATGTGTTGTCGGCAAAGATCTCTTTTTTCACAGTGGCATGGAACCAAGAGTTGTTAGCAGCCACACCCCAGTCAAACTCATGTTCCACACCATCGTCAGTGGTTATAGTAGGAACTCGAGGAATACGATTTGCTTCAGCCATAAACTGATCCACACATGCTCGTGGCATCTTTAGTATGAATGCAGCATTGTCTTGGAATCCAAAGGTCAGTAGCAGTTCGTTTTTGTACCAGGCAGCGCCGGTACAGAATTCAATGTCTGCTTTCATGAGACTGAATGCATCTGTGTAGGCCAGAATGTTCCAATCACGATCCCACATCAAGAATCTGTGTTTGTATGTGGCATCCTTCTCGCCGGCTTCGCTCTTGAACAAGTTCACTTCATGTATTAGTGCTATGTAGTTGTCACCGTAAGGTACCACTTGGCTGCCGCCACGGAAGTCTGGAACTCCAGGTATGCGTTGTGCCGGGTCGAGATGTGTGGTCACGGTGGTACCAGTTTCAAGATCGTACTTTACAACTTCAGTAGGGTTAGCCCATTTCACATAAGTGTAAGGTTGATCCAGCACTGGCATCCAGTTCTTTTCGCAGTAGGTGTCATTGGCACCGGGTGCAGGAATGCGTCGACGCAGGATCTCTCGAACACCGGTATCTGTGACCTCTAGTTCACTGAGTTCCATGCGCCCTTGACCGTTTGTGGTGGTATCTCTACGCACACCGGTGATCCAAAGTCGATCGTCCCAGCGTTGTATCCTGGCATCTTCTAGTCCCACGAATGTCCAAATTGGTTCCACATCATGGGCAGATGTATCTATAGCCTGTGTGGTGGCTATGGTCATATCCGGATTCATGGTCAACAGATAGTTCCAAGTGCGTAGGTGTTGATCGTTTTCCGGATGCAGATATTGCAATGGTCCGTATCTGTGTTCAAACTTTTTGTTTTCGCTATGCCAAAGTGTGTAGTTCACATGGCGTAGATTTACTAGGATCCGATCCTCATCTATGAAGATGCTGGGATTCATCAAGCCAGTTCCGTTGGTAAGTTCTGCGGGGATTATTAACGGATGTATGGTACCGCCCGCTGCGATCACGGGTTTGGTCAGACCATTTTGGTAGATTTGTTGGCTCAATGTCATACTAACATTTATGCCAACCACACAGGGTGGGTATTATAACTAGTTTAAAGTCTACCCACAACAACTTCGATCACACCAACTTCGTCGCCTGAGTGGCTTTGCAAGGCTTTGCCAATAATCACACCCGGTTGATAGCGTGTGATGTCTAAGGCTTCAGCCACACCTGCTCGATTGCTTGTGACCACTCGATCGCCTGGTGAGATGTTACCGATCACGCTGACCGGTACGCGACCTACCAATGCTACTTCCACTGTGCGTTCTGCTTGCAATCCAGAATTCATTATGTGTGCAGGGTTGGTAGACACCACGCCGGCCACTCTTGTATCGTGAGTAACTGTGCTTGTTGTGACTTCTTGATTGCCACCAAATATCAGCACAGTACCCGGAGCATAGTCTGCGTCTGTGGTATACATTTCTGCCAAGTCAGCGTAAAGTGCTGTGGTCGACTGGGCAAATAGTCTATTAAAATAGTTAGAAGAGTTGCCGATATTTGCTGTGGCATTGGCAGTACTGGTCTGTATGTTGCCGGACACGATCAACACACCGCTGCCCAATGCTGCTGTGCCATTGAGTATCAAGTTAGCACCAGTGATATTACCAGTTATGTATGCTGATCCAGTTACTCCCAAAGTAGTAGTGGGAGAGGTATTACCAATGCCTACTTGTTGACTTGAGTTAATGGTCATTGCAGTAGTTCCAGCTGTTTGGAAAGCCAGCGCAGTTGATGAATCAGCTGATGAAACTAATCCTGTACTAGCTGCGTTAATCGTAGTGGTCATGTTTGTGTTCCTTGTAACATTTGATAAATTATTTATTCATCCGGGTGCTATCCGAGTACTATCCATTTTGCTCCAGGGGGTACTGTGACTGACACTCCTGGTGATTGCGTCATTGGGCCAACGGTACTTGCATTGTATCCTGTGGGAAATACTATACTCGTGCCTATTGTTGTCTGATTGAAGTAGAATGCGTTAGTGGCATAAAATAAAGGTCCGTATATACCTGTAGTATCAAACACAGCTACATTTGATGTTCCACCAACACCCACAGTGACATTGCCACCTGAACTTACTACTGTGACATTTGATGTGCCATTGCTGATACTTGCACCACCGCCACCTGATATACCGGTGAGTGCTGATCCGTTACCAATAAAGTAACCGGCAGCGATATTACCTGTGGTAGAAATGTTGCCTGTTCCAAATGTACCGCCACCAGCTGTGATGTTACCAGTGATACTTACTATAGTTCCCGTGTGGCTGACTGCACTGACGATGGTAGTTGCTATTACATTGTTAGCAATCGCATTACCTGTAGCACTAAGTGTAGTTGCTGCAACTACATTAGCCCCGGTGATGTTTCCACCAGTTCCTGCGGTTACTAAATTTCCGCCAGTGATGTTACCAGTTGCTGATATCAATCCAGTAACATATTCACCTGTGGTAGCAAACACAGCCACATTTCCGGTTCCGCCAATACCTACAGTGACATTGCCGCCGGAACTTACCACCGTGACATTACTTGTGCCATTGTTGATATTAGCCACACTAGTGATTACCCCGGTCAATAGAGCGCCGTTGCCCAGGATATAGTTGCCGGTGAGATTGCCCGTGGCACTTAAACTACCAACTGCAAAATTGCCGGTATTACTGAGACCTGAAGGTAGAATTACTGTTAATGCCATATTTGTTTACTTATCAAAGGTTTTTTTCCAATTCAGCGACTCGGGCGGTTAGTGCAGTGATCAGCACTTGTTGTTCTTTGATTGCAGCCACAAGCAATGGTATAGTGTCAGTGTATGACATCCCTAGGGTGCCTGTTTCTTGATCTTGCACATTGACCGCTTCGGGCAATACTGCTTGCACATCCTGGGCAATAAGGAATGGTCGGCGAGTATTGTTTTTGTCATTTTTGTATGAGCCGATCACAGCCCGGAGCATCATTACCTTTTGCACCGCATCCAAGATTGGCTCAACAATAGTTTTCATGCGCTCATCGGAGACTGAGTTCCAACTACTGCCGTTATTGGTCAGATAAACCCCAGAAGCTCCAATAGTGGTAGACCCGCTGTTGATATAAAAATTGCTATCGCCACCACCGGCAAACCCCATGTTAACTTCAACTTGAGTGTCCTTAAACATGTAAATGGATAGAGCTGTATTTGCTGGGCTCTTTAGCTCAAGTTTTGATGCTGACGCCCTTGCAGTAGTTGTACCAATCATTAAACGACCGACGGTGTCAAGACGCATCCGTTCTGCGCTATCTGTAGAAAACTCAATATTATTGGTGCTTGATGAGCCACGGCAAACAATTACACCGCCAGCACCGTCGGCGTACAAAGCTGCGTATCCTGCCGCGCCGCCACCGATAAAATCAGCAGCTGATGTAACATTAACACTGGCTCTAATAGAGCCTGTTACATCTAATTTTACCCCCGGCGTAGTAGTACCAATACCCACATTATTAGTGACCAAAAGATTACCAGCGGAAACAACATTGCCCGAAGCCGAAATTATCCCTGTTACATACGCACCCGTGGTGGCCCAAACAGCCACATTACTGGTTCCATTTACACCAACGGTGACATTTGATCCTGCTGAGCCGATACTGACATTACTTCCACCATTAGCAATACTAACACTGCTGCCTACCGCGCCGCCCAATGATGTAACTTCAATTGATGCGCCGGATGCTGGCGGACTAGAGAATGTAATGGTATTACCAGATAAACTATACCCAGTACGAAGTTGTTCCACACCATCAATATTGATCCAGGTTACATTTTCACTGCTAGGAGAAGTGCTGAGAACAAAATCAACTTGTGAACCATTGCCGGTAAAGTTATCAACTGTTGAAGTTATTGTGGTACCTGGACCTTGTACACCTTGAGTACCAGTTATACCCTGGATGCCTTGAGTACCTTGAGTACCACCGGCTCCCTGGGCACCTGTAGTGCCTTGTATACCTTGGGCACCAATAACACCTTGTATGCCTTGTGCTCCCTGGATGCCAACACCACCCTGAACACCCTGTGTTCCTTGTGCACCGGTAGTACCTTGTGCGCCCGTAACGCCTTGTATACCCTGTGCTCCAGTGATACCTTGTGTTCCAGTGATACCTTGAGTTCCGGTAGCGCCCTGGACGCCGGTAATACCTTGGATACCTGTGGTACCTTGCGTTCCTTGTGCGCCAACTTCACCTTGTGTTCCGGTAGCTCCTTGCGTTCCAGTGATACCCTGGATACCTTGAGCACCAGTGATACCTTGTGTTCCAGTAATTCCCTGTGTACCTTGTGTTCCAGTTGTGCCTTGGGTGCCGGTTTCACCTTGGATACCTTGAGCACCAATTGTACCTTGGGTACCAGTTGTGCCTTGAATACCTTGGGTACCTTGTGTGCCTTGAGTACCAGTTGCACCTTGGATGCCTTGTGTGCCTTGGGTGCCGGTTTCACCTTGAGCACCGGTTACTCCTTGTATGCCCTGGATACCTTGCGTACCCTGAGCACCAATTTCTCCCTGGATGCCTTGGATACCTTGTGTACCTTGTACACCTTGAGTTCCTTGTACACCTTGTGTACCCTGTGTACCTTGAGTTCCAAATTCACCTTGGATGCCTTGAGTACCTTGAATGCCTTGAGTACCTTGTACGCCTTGAGTACCTTGTACGCCTTGAGTACCAAAAATACCCTGTATACCTTGTATGCCCTGAGCGCCGGTTGTGCCTTGAGCACCTGTGGTACCTTGAGGTCCTGATCCTGCAACCGGATCACCATTAGCATAGGTATAACCAGCAGCCTGCACATTACCAACTGCTGTGATAAGACCACCAGTGTTGATATTGGCACCAGTTATGTTACCCAACACGGACAACACGCCTGTGCCGCTCAAAGATACTATCTGAGTAGTTCCTCCATACCATGCGAAGAACTGTCCGGAGTCAAATCCGGGTATAGAACTCCACAGCGTACCGGCGTCAATACCAAAAGCATAATCAACAGCAGTAGGACTAAGGCCAGGGAATAATGTTATTTTTGTGCCAAGACTTCTTGTTGTGTTTGCAGGTCCCGCTACCCCGGCTCCACTAAAATCAATTCGATTGTTAGTTGATCCATTGAGGTATAGTTGTCCAGAACCGTCGGCTGTGCCCCCGGCACTTGTTGAAATTATTTGTCCGGTAGTCGACACAATACCGGTGTTTATATTTCCGCCAGTGATATTGCCAGATACACTTACCAACCCACCGGTGAAACTAGCCACATTAACAATATTGGTAAACATACCATTATTGGCAACCAAATTTCCAGTAACACTAGCCGATCCGCCTGTAACCAAGTTGCTGCCTTGTATATTGCCTGTGCTGGTTATTAGTCCTGTGACTGACAATCCATCTGTGGCAAAAGTGGCTATGTTAGAATTAGATGCCACGCTGACTGTGACATTGCTGTTGTTGAATACTCTTACATTGCTGGTACCATTTGATATAGCAGCAGAATCAATGCCGGTGAGTAGTGATCCGTTACCAAGGATATAACTGCCTTGGATATTTCCAGTTGTAGTTAAACTTGTACCTGTAGCAGCACCAATGTTAGGTGTGGTAAGCACTGCACCTGCTTTGACCGTGATATTACCACCACCATCAAATGCAGTGGTTGTGTTGTCAACCTTGGCACTGAATACGGTACCAGTTAGACTTATACCAGCAGCGGTGTTAGCACTATAAACTTGACTTCTGCTGAATTCTGAAAACTGTATGTTACTGGTACCAAATGTGATTGTTCCTGCAGGCGCACTTACTACAAAAGCAGCACCGGCGTTGACATTACCATTGGTTACAAAAAAGTAATCATTGATACTGATAGCTTCTGTGCTATCTGACCCATATTGGTCAGCATCTGTGGAACGAACGATAGCAGTGGTGTTGGCATAGGTATAGATACCGTTTTGTACACCATTGGCTTGATTTTGAACCAACACACGAGTGCCCACTGTCTGGATGTTGGCTGTATCAATTAGGTAGAATGTTCCGGATGTGGTAAGTGTGGCACCTACACCGTTGCCAGCACCATTAGGTTGAGCATAGGTTATGGTACCACTGGTAGCAGTTTCTAGTGTGGTGTTGGTGGCTGCGTAAACTTGTTCATGGAATGTAAGTCCAGTTGTGGCAAAGTTATCAACATATAGTTTGGTGGCTGCATCATAATCTTGCACAGGCATAGCAAGATTGTTGATGTATGTGTTGGCAGTCAATACTATGTTGCCTGTTGGTGCAAGATTCAACGCACCAGTGCTGGTGATTGTGACACTAGTGCCTACTATGTTGTTGGTGTTGATGTTGGCGCCAGTTATGTTACCTGTGGCACTGATCAATCCACCGGTGTTGATGTTAGCGCTGGTGATATTACCTGTGGCCGAGATCAATCCACCTGTGTTGACATTAGCGCCAGTGACATTACCGCTAGCCGATAACAATCCAGTGATGTTGGCACCTGAATCCCAGAACTCAGCACGCAGATTGCCTGACAGAGTATTGCCGGTGTATATTCTTACATTCTTGCCTGCGCTCTGTGTGGCTATACCCAGATTGCCACCATTGATATACAAGTATCCATCATTGGCACCAAATGCTGTGTAACTGGCATCACTATAGTTGTTACTATTGATACCCATGTCAATGTAGAAAGTAGCGTCATCACCATTGTTGGCAGTGGCCACAAAATCTGTGCTGGCGGATGCACCTGGATTTACATTGTATCCTAGTACCTGGCTGTAACTGTTTACATTGCTGGTAACTTGGATCTTGGCAGCAGTGAAATTTACTGAGCTGATATCATCGCCCATATGGATCTGTGCTGTGCTGAACATGTTTAAATTGCCAGCCAATCCCATGCCGCCGGATACGACCGCAGCACCTGTGTTGTAAGTTGTGCTGATAGTGGTGCCACTAAGGCTGAGATTTCCACCTAAAATATTACCTGTAGCACTGAGTGTAGTTGCCACTATGTTAGCACCATTCACATTACCAGCTGTGGATATGTTACCACCAGTGATGTTACCCGATACTGAAACTACAGCACCGGTGAAACTAGCCACATTCACTATGTTGGTGAACATGCCATTGTTGGCTGTGACATTGCCTGTGGCACTGAGTGTGGTTGCTACAACATTGGCACCATTTACATTGCCGGCTGTTGATATATTGCCGCCGGTGATGTTGCCAGATACTGATAACACTCCAGTAATGTACTCGCCTGTGGTAGCCCAAACAACAACATTTGATGTGCCGCCTATCCCTACGGTAATATTGCCGCCAGAACTTACTACTGTGATATTTGATGTGCCATTGTTGATGTTGGCCACAGAAGTGATTACACCAGTTAGGCATGCACCATTACCTAGAATATAGTTGCCGGTGATATTGCCTGTGACACTTAGTGCGTTGGTTGCCGCATTAAAAACAAATCCACCTGTTGTAACATTGGCCAGTTGACCGCTGCCCGCTGCACCAACCATCACAGGATACAGTGTGGTAGTGCTGGTATTGTTAGTGGCCTCAATGATATTTCCAGGGCCTTGAATACCTTGGATGCCTTGTGTACCTTGTGTACCTTGTGTACCTTGGGTGCCTTGAGTACCTTGAATACCTTGAGTACCTTGTGTACCTTGTACACCTTGAGTTCCTTGGATGCCTTGTGTACCTTGGGTGCCTTGAGTACCTTGAATACCTTGAGTACCTTGTGTACCTTGTGCTCCGATTGCTCCTTGCACACCCTGGATACCTTGTGTACCTTGAGCACCTTGTGCGCCTGTAACGCCTTGTATACCTTGAGTACCTTGGGTGCCAGTTTCTCCCTGGATACCTTGGGTGCCTTGTACGCCTTGAGTTCCTTGAGTACCTTGTGTGCCCTGAGTACCTTGAGTTCCTTGTGTACCTTGGGCACCAATTTCTCCCTGGATGCCTTGAGTACCTTGTACGCCTTGAGTGCCCTGTGTACCTTGAGTACCCTGTATGCCTTGAGTGCCTTGTACGCCTTGAGTGCCTTGTACGCCTTGAGTGCCTTGTACGCCTTGAGTGCCTTGTACGCCTTGAGATCCAATCTCTCCTTGGGTGCCGATGCTACCTTGTGTACCAATGGCACCTTGTACGCCTTGTATACCTTGTGCTCCGGTTATACCCTGTGAGCCGATGACTCCTTGAATACCTTGAGTACCTTGAGCACCAACAATACCTTGTGTGCCAGTTTCGCCTTGTGTGCCAGTTTCACCTTGAGTACCCTGGATGCCCTGAGTACCGGTGGTACCTTGTGATCCAGTTACTCCTTGAATGCCTTGGATTCCTTGAATACCTTGTGTTCCTTGAGTACCTTGTGTTCCTTGAGTACCTTGTGTTCCTGTTTCACCTTGTGTTCCTTGGGTACCTTGGGCACCAGTTTCACCTTGGATTCCTTGAGTTCCTTGAGTACCTTGAGTACCTGTTTCTCCTTGGATGCCTTGAGTGCCTATTTCTCCTTGGATACCCTGGGTGCCTTGAGTACCAGTTTCGCCTTGGATACCCTGGGTGCCTTGAGTACCAGTTTCACCTTGGATTCCTTGTGTGCCCTGTACGCCTTGTGCTCCCACAGGGCCTTCAACACCCGCAAGATTTACTTGCCAACTAGTATACGGCCCAGGCCCACCAACCGATACATTAACATCTACAACCAATGCACCTGTACCAGAGTCATAGGATGCACATACACCTTGCATGTAGTTAGACCCATCATACGCAATGATTGTAGTTTGTCCAGCACTATAATTCAACCCTGTTCCAACAGTCAGGCTCTTGGTTGCATTGCTGATTGTCAGACTGGTGCTACTGGTCGTGGCGTATCGATCTCCAAGTCCTTGCAACCCCTGAGTGCCTTGAATGCCTTGAATGCCTTGAGTTCCTTGGGTTCCTTGGGTTCCAAAAATACCTTGCGTACCTTGAGTACCCTGTATGCCTTGCGTACCTTGTATGCCTTGCGTACCTTGTATGCCTTGCGTACCTTGAGTACCCTGTATGCCTTGCGTACCTTGAATACCTTGCGTACCTTGAGTTCCTTGCGTACCTTGTACGCCTTGAGTGCCTTGTACGCCTTGAGTGCCTTGTACGCCTTGGGTACCTATTACACCTTGGGTACCGATTGCACCTTGCACACCTTGGATGCCTTGAGTTCCGGTTGCACCTTGAGTTCCGGTTGCACCTTGAGTTCCGGTTATACCCTGTGTTCCCTGTATGCCTTGGGTGCCTTGTACGCCTTGAGTGCCCACTGCACCTTGAGTGCCCACTGCCCCTTGCACGCCTTGGATGCCTTGAATTCCAGTTATACCTTGAGAACCAGTTACGCCTAAAATGCCTTGTGTTCCCTGCACACCTTGGATACCTTGCACACCCTGTGCACCGGCCGGAATGCCTGTGATCTGGCTACCATTACCGATAAGATAACTAGCAGTTATATTTCCTGTGGCATTGACATTGACTGTGGCTAAGTTTCCATATACTGTGGCACTTGAAACCAACAAAGTAGTGCCCGAAACTGTGGCACCGCTGACCACATTGCCAGCAGATGACATAAAACCAGTGGAGAAAATATTGTTAGCAGTGAGATTACCAGTGAGACTGATACTGGGTATATTCAATCCGCCGCTGCCCACATAGATAGAATTGAATCTTTGAGTAGGGCTACCTAGATCATATACATTATCCAGAGCAGGCACAGTAGCAGCACTGAGTTGTATCTGGCCAATACCATTGGGTGCCAAGATCAAGTTGCCGTTGCTGGTAATCGTGCGAATGGTATTGTTGGCGATAGCCACATTACTCAGCACCGGCCCAGCAGCAAAAATCTGATCAAAGTTTAAATTGGTGTAATTGAACGAAGTTCTTAACGGATCGCCTTGCCCGTCGTCTGGAACCGCGCCAATATCAATGGTATATTGTGTCATTTGTAGAGTCTCTGGTTGTATTTACCAGATTCAGATCTCTAACGGATTTGGCTCAAAGGCCGTCGTTGGTGTCTAAGCGATGTCGGAACAGTTTGATGTCTATGGTTTCAAAGTTTTCAATGTTCTTGAACTCTTTGATCTCGGCACTAGTGGGTCCGCAAACACGGATAAATTGCACTTTTGGAAAGTCTCCGGCTATACTAGCCAATTGGCGTATCCAATTTCCGGTAAATGTGGGTGCCGCATCTGGCGCTTTGTAGAATTCTGTACCAGCATACACATTGTTAAATCTCATGCTAGGACTTGGTCCCATGTCAAATCCCAACATATAGATTCGAGTGTAATCATCTATGGCTGCTAAAGCACAGGCAATAGGTCCTGAACTGTTGCCATGATATTTTCTAGGAACTATTTGAGCACCAGAATCAGGCAGGGGTTTTCTTGTATAGAATCTATTTTTTTTGCTGTAGCCACTGCGTTGTATAGCTTCGGCAATAGGACGATCTGTGGCCACAAGACAGTCTGGTTCCCAATCTCTGTACAGCCCATTGCAGCCGTAGATAGGACCCAGTTGCTTGAGTTGCACTAGATCTATACTTGCTCGGCTTTGTCCATTGCCCAATACAAATGCTATGGTCATAAAAAAATCCTCTCAGTATGTAGCTGAGAGGATTCAGGGTTCCTAAACTTTAGGAAGTTGCATTGTTGATAACTGCCAGTGGGATGTATCCAGCTGGTGCACCTGCAACGGATTCTGTAGCAGTATCTACTTCCAGACCTGACTGTGCAACACCACCTTCGTCTGTGAAGAAGTTAGCAACATAGTAAAGTTCGCTGGTGTAGCTAACTTCACCCAGGTTGTTATCGCTGTAGGTTCCTGTGGTACCGGCCCAGTCACGCACCCACTTGTTAGTAAGGTTACTGGCTGTGGCTGCTGCGCTGTCTCCTGATTCGTATCCAATGGCCATGAGACCTGTTGCTGGTGTGGTATCATTGGTCAACACGCACACGCCAACTGGGTATGCAGTACCGTTGCCGCCTCCATTGGCTGCTGTGGCAGTGAAGATATCACCAGCTGCTACTGTGCCTGTTCCGGTGCCCACTGTTTGCCAGTTAGTTGAACCAAGAGCAACGATCTGATATGCTTGACCAACAATAAAAGCGCCATCTGCAGTGGTTCCACCTGTGTACGCTACTAGATATTTGTGGCTGCCTTTTTGGCGTATGATACGGCCTGCGTATGATCCAGCAAGTGCAAAAGTAGATGAACCATTGGCCAGGGTGATATTAACAAATGCTGTGACCACAGGGTATGTGGCGCTGGGTTGGCTGGTAGGGGGCGATCCACCTACCACGCCTAGGAATTGGGCTGCATCCAATGTCTGTGTAGGTGCATTGTAAACAGGCACATCAAGTGCGCTGAATGGTGGATAAGCAAGATCCACAGGTGTGTTTGCGCCGGGGCTACCGACACCAGTGTTTAAACTGTATTTCTGTATTTTTAGAGGACGTCCCATTTGTTTTCTCCTTAAAAGAAGTCCGATGAAGGTTCTAGCTTCTACGCGGCGGGTTAAACCGCATAAGACGCAGTATTGCGTACAACCCTTATTTATGGACAACCACTTATTTTGGTCCACATGCACAAGGTTCTTAAATATCCATATGAATAACATTGACCAACTAATTGAACAAGGCAACCAACATCGTGCTGAACATCATCCCGAACTGGCATTGAAATGCTATGCACAGGTATTTGCGGAAGATTTCAATCATCCTGCTGCATTCAACAACTACGGCAATGTGTTGAGAGAAATGGGCTATCCTGAACGAGCTATCCCATTCCTGCATGCCGCATACAACATTGAACCAAAAAATGTCACTGCTGAATTCAATCTAGCAGTGGCTTACTTGCTCAAAGGTGATTACGAATCTGGTTGGAAATACTACGAAGCAAGATGGCGCTATGAACACTTAGCTGGCAACAAACCTAAACTGCCTAAACCAGAGTGGCAAGGTGAAGATCCAAAAGGAAAAACAATTTTACTAGTTGGCGAACAAGGGCTAGGTGATCAGATCCAGTTCCTGCGATTTGTAGCCAATCTCAATGCTGCTGGTGCCCAAATTAAACTGGTACTAAGTTCCGGAGTGAAGCCATTGTTCCCTGCTCCTGCTGGCAATGTAATCGGTATCTACGGACCTGGTGAAGAACTTGGTGAATACGATTACTGGATTCCCATGATGAGCGTGCCACGGATCATTGGAACAACTTTGGATAATCTCACACACAATCTACAATACATTGCTGCTACTCCTGCCAAAGCACAAGAGTGGGCAGATAGATTAGGTGCCAAAAAACGCATGAGGATTGGTGTGTGTTGGAGCGGCCGTAAAGACTCTTGGATTCACATTCACAAAAGCATACCAGTGGAAAAGATGGCTGAACTCATACGCCGCAATCCTGAACATCAATGGATCAACTTGCAGATGGATGCTACCGACGAAGAAATTGCTGTGATCACTGCTGCTGGTGCAGAATGTTTTCCAGGTACTATAACTGATTTTAGTGATACCGCAGGACTCATGCATCACTTGGATCTTGTGATATCAGTAGATACTGCTAATGCACACTTGGCAGGAGCCATGGGTCGTCCTGTTTGGATTCCATTGAATGCGTATGGTAACTGCTGGCGCTGGTTGCTCAAGCGTGATGATTCACCTTGGTATCCCAGTGCTAGACTGTATCGTCAACCTCGGATGGGTGACTGGGATAGTGTGATCAACAAGATGCACAAATTCTTGGGCTTCTTTAAAATCTAAAGACCAAATCTGGCTCGGTTGGCATTCCAGTTTTGTTCGACGCCGGCAGCACCAATATCTGTGTTGTAGATACGCACGATACTCAAGCGTCCGCCCCACAAACCACCCGGATCCCAACGCGTCATCAACCCATATCCAATTGCAGGATTAGCAGCGCCACCTGGCGGTGCATTGGCAGTTTCTACCTGGGTGTTGTTTACATATAAGTTGAGAGTAGTGCCATCAAATGTGCCCACAATCTGATACCAGTTGCCCGATGTTAATGTGTATGGCGCAGTGGTTTGAAATCCCGCACCATACCACCAAGTCTGTAAATCAGCAGCACCGCTATTGGAACCCAATCCAAGATTGATAGTGCCACCAGCGTATGAGAATTCTGTGAATATGTTGGGTCCACTAGGGGTATTGGTGCCATCATAGTAGTGCCAGGCTTCAATTGACCAGTTGGCTAAGGTGCCTAAGTTTGTGGAGCTATACCCGTACTGCCCGGCCCCAGGGTTAAACTGTATATACCCACCGTTATCACTGCTATATGTTGGCCCGTTAACAAGAGTAAATACCATTCCTCCTACTGTGTCAGTCCAAGTAGATCCAGTGCCTGGATAACTTGCAGGATTGCCGGCATCAAGATTCAACGCTGCCGGCAAAGGTGTGGGCGGTGGAAATATCGCTTCAAATGTGATACCACCACCTATGGTGATTCCGGTGCCAATTGTTAGTGCCATGTGTTATCCTATATATCAAAAAGTTTCAGGGCTACACCTGCATAAAAATATCTAAAAGTTGTTGTTGCACCGTGGTGTCATTTATTCCTAGATGCACATTTTTTGCCCAAACAAAATTTGTCAGCCAAGTACCCATGTATAAATCATCTATTGCTGCCCATTGAGTGGTTTCAGGATGTTGTTCTAGCCAAGCATTTATTTCATTTGCTCGTTGTTCATGGTATGTAGTTGCTCCGGGTAACCACGCAGTATAATCAACGGGCATTTTTTTGATGCCTTGTGTCTGATAAAACTCACACATGCCTTTGATACTGGTTTTTAATTTCCAGTCACTGGACACAACAATTTCAGCACCAGTTTGATCTAATAGTTGATTTAGCGTGTTGACCGCGTCTGGATCAAAGTCACTAAAATAGGTTTTGTTGGTTCCTTCAAATTCAGCATCAGTGGGCATACTGTGTTCAGTTCTAACTATCTCGGTGGCACCAAGACACATTACACCATAATGATCCAAGAACAGTATTTTCAAAATGCTAGTTCCAATTGGGTCGACACTTCTGTTGCCAGTAGTCTGTTCACATACCATTCAACAGTTTCAAGATCTGCGGTTTGTTCTGCTAATCGTAGACCGTGGAAAAATCTATCTTCAACATTTTCAAATTCCGCTCTTGTGCGTAATTTTCTGCTATCTTTAACAAACTTCATATCTGTTATAGGATAGATGTTGTTGAATCTGCAACTGGTCAACACACTGTCAGAGAACAAGTTCATGTGATAGTCGGTGATGACATTGTAGTATTCAATGGTATCCTGTATCACTTGCTTGTTAGTCAATGTAATCTCTTGACCATGTTCGTTCACAGTGATAGTTCCGACAGGAGTTGCCTCTGTCATTGGATATGTAAACGCACCTGCTTGTTTGTTAAAGATACGATGCTGATCAAATGTTCGTAAAGTTGTGCCATCACTGAATGTGAGTAGGTTATATTGACTTCCAGTTTCACTGCGTTTGATCCACAATGCTGTAGTTTCTGCATAGCAGCCACGATCAAAGTCCCAGCTCAACAGTTTGTCAGTGTAGGTGATATCTTCGATTGCTTTGCGTGTGCCATCGCTGAGTGCAATTTGAGTTCCGGCCAACAAGCAAATGCCCGAGGTTCCGGTAGCTGAATTTGAATAGTATGTGCCTGCATTACTTGTCACATATGCATACACAGTAAACGGTGTGGAATTCAAACCGGTAGTAAAGGTCAATTGCACTGTTCCGGGAATGCTGCCTAAAGCACCGGTGGCATACTTTTGACTTGATGTACCGGAAGTGACGATTACGCCATATTCAGTTACCGGAATTACATTGGATACTGTTACATTGGCAAATGCATCGCCAGCGCCACCTGCATTTCCGACCCCGCTGGTATCAGCAACCGTGATGGTTTGTATGGTGGGTAGAATATTTTGACTGGGAACCGTTGCCGCACCCACATCAGTGAGTTGACTACCATTGCCTATGAAGTAGTTGCCAGCGATGTTGCCAACCACACTGAACTCACCAGTGGCATCAATAAGTCTGGCCTTGATGTTTGCATGAGTGAACCCACCTGTGGCAAAAACGATGTCGTGAGCAAGACCGGTATCGCCTGTGGCAAGGATCAGGTTACCGCCCAATGGAGAGCCACCGCCAAACCCTTGAACTAGAATGTATCCATCATTTGGATCTGTGAGTTCATAATCTGGATCATTGAATGTATTTCCAGTTATGCCCATGTCGATCCATCCAGAATCAGTGTTTCCGTTGTTGGCATAACTTACCCAGTCAGCACTACCATTTCCGCTGGTTTCAATCATAGCAGCTTGAATATAAGTATCTGCTACTTCGGCACCTACAAATACCACATTAGCCAGGGCCACTTGAGTTTGCCAGGCTGCACCATTTCCGGTATAAATTGCGGTACGAGAAGTGATATTGCCACCGGCACTTACACTTCCAACTGTGCTTAAATTACCTACATTGGCCGTGCTTACTAGTTCCAATGTTGCACCAGAGATTACTTGTGTTATTATAGCATTGTTAGCAACAACATTACCAATTGCACTAAGAGTAGCAGCATTGACATTACTAGATTCCACATCACCAATTGCTGAAAGTATATTAGCAATGATCACATTAGCGCCAGTGATGTTGCCCGATGATCCTGGTGTGGTTAGAGTACCTACATTGTTAAAGGCCCAGGTGTAAACCCCACTGGTAACAATCTCAGCGCCACCGTTGGTGACCGCTACATAACTGTTGCCATCGGAAGTTACTATTTCTGCGTAGCCGCCAGCAGCGGCTTGTAGCTCAATGTTGGCACCCACCGGAGCAACTCTACTGTTACCGGGCAATGTTAATATACCATTATAGTCAAAATTCCATGTTGGTGATCCATTGGCAGTGATGGTCACATTGCCGTTGGCCGTGGCAATGTTGATGTTACTTGTGCCATTGGCCAAAGGTAATCCGGCAGCGCCGCCTGAAATCACAACAGGATTACCGTTGGCATAGTTTACTGCAAATGTATTTGCTGGTAATGTTAAATTACCTGCATTGTCAAAGACCCAAGTGCTGGCTCCTGACGAGATGTTTACACGGCCATAGTCAGCAAGACCATTGGCAGAAATACCACCAACAAGATTAACATTACCTCCAAGACCTATACCGCTACCGGTGCCACCAGTGATGTTTGCATCTCCTCCAGCAATAGGCCCTTGGCCTCCTAGAATATGAATATAACCACCAGGTTGACCAGTACCGCCGGTTCCTCCTAGTAATTCTATGTAACCCGGGTAACCGCCGCTGCTGTCACCATCACCGGCTTCCATACGGATATAGCCTCCATATCCGTTTCCAGTACCACCTTGGCCGCCACGGATCTTGATGTCGCCGCCTGACCCCGAAGCATTGCCACCACGGCCGGCCCATAGATAAATGTCGCCGCCTTCACCACTGGTATTAGCAGCACCTGCACCAGGATTGATTACCAAGCGTTGGCTATTGATGTAATCAACATTACCATCGGGCGTTGAGATCACAGCTTCTTGTGTGTTATCACCAAACAACAATGTTTGTCCTGTTATGGTTCCTGAAGGATTGTCTCCACGCTGTGTGCTTAATGTTGGGAATACAACATCACCAGTTGCATTAAAGGTCCAACGCACTTCGGTGCCAGTGTCGCCGGGTTTGAGAATGACTACTGCCTGCGGTGTGTTGACATTGCCCAGATCTGCTTCAAAAAGTGCCCAGGCAGGATTTGGGCCAGTAGTATTATCTTGTATTATTAGTTGTGACCCAGTTTCATATAACGAAACTGTTGAATAGGCATTCCCGACGGTGACTTGGATATCTAGTGGATTTCCTGCAGGCGGGTGTAGTAGATTACCAGGAAACTGTGTGGTACCAGTTGCGCCAAAGGTCCATGTATTGCTAGTGCCCGATGTGATTGCTACTTGTGCTCTATTGAGTATGATGTCAGAATTTCCAGCATTGGATACATTTTTTATAGAAGTAACACTTGAATTACTATCTCCATTGGCAGTGATATACAAGGTTGGATTACTGGTTGTCATCGTATCGCCAGTGAACACAAAATTACCAATAGCAGCATTTCCACCACTGACGAATGGTGCTCCGTTACTGTAGAAATACCCATCTGTGCGGATACCAGGTGTTACGACATTTCCACTGGTATATGTAAAATAAGCACTGCTGGCAAAACTGTTGGAGCCTGAGTTATATTGTATCTCTCCTATGCCGCCCGACGGGTAGTTGGTTGTACTTGTAACTTGGTTAGTGGTGTTGAAAAGTTGTTCTTCAAGATTGATAGTAACATTGGCACCTTCAAATACACCACTGCGGCTGGTAGCAATCAAACTGTTTAACGCTTCATTTCCATTCACTATCACATTGCTGTTGGCATTGGTTGCTGCCGCAGCAGTGGCAGCCGCTGTTGCAGTAACAGTTGGATTGGCTAATACTGTGTTACCATTTGCATCGGCTCGTAATACTACAGGAGCAGCAGCCGCTTCTTGATATGGTGATACGCCAGCGGCGGGTGTTTTAATTGTGGCCATGGTTAGAGTTCCCTTTGCAGTATTTACCGGTATCCAACAAATGATCTCGGTGCATATATGTTCAGTCAACAAAAAAGGGCCTTGCGGCCCTTTTTGTTCCTTCCCATCCCTGAGAAAGTTGTGGTTCTCTGATTAGGAGAATGACAAGTTGGAAACAGCGATTTCGCCAACATAGTCGCCAGCGTTGCCGAAGCTGCTTGCGGTGTTGGTCAATTCGATGAAACCATAACGTGTCATGAACGACACGACTGGTTCGAATGTGGTTGGATCCAGTACAACACCTGAACTCATCAAGGGGATGTAAGGGCAGTAGAATGCAGGAGCGTCAGCTTCTGAACTACCTTTGTAACCAACCAGCACAGGAGTGGTGTCGCTGGCATAGCTGTCAACGAACACACGCATTGCGCCGTTCAGTGTACCAACAAACTTGGTGTTGGTAGGTGCTTCGAATGTACCTTCTGTAGTACGAGCGAATGCAGAAGTGGTAGCACTTTGCAGAACGGTCAAACTAGCTGAAGAAACAACTGCGTAGTTACCAGCGCCACGACGAGTGCGTTGAGCGATCAGGTTAGCAACACGGTTGATAAGAACAGCCAAAGCAGCATGTTCGTCACCAACGAATGTAGCAGTACCAGAAACGGTAGCTTGGTTGTATGTGTACTCAGTGGTAGCCAGTGAGCGCAGGCTCAACAAGATTTCCTGGTCAATTTCAGCTGTAATTTCTTGAGCCAGAGCAGCCATGATTTCGGCTTCTACGTCGATACCATGCATTGCTTGAGCGTCTTGAGCAGCTTCAAATGTCCAACGAGCTTGCAGCTTACGAGTCTTAGCTTCAACTGCTTGCTTCAAGATTTGCACAGAGATCTGACGACCGCCGGAACCTTCAAGCACTGCTGTGTTAGCACCAGAATAGATATTCTGTGTAGGATCAACGATACCAGCGGTAACGCTGCTTGCTGAAGAGTATGCTTGAGCGATCAAGAATGGGCTCAATGCTTCTTGACCAGCAGCGGTGCTGGTTTGAGCAGCACTGTTGTCTTGCATTGTGTTGGCATAACGCACACGCAGGGTGTGGATCTGACCAACTGGACCAGTCATGGGCTGAACGCCAACCAATTCGTTAGCGATAACGGTTGGCATAACACGACGGATCACTGGCAGAATCACACGGTTCAGTGTGGCGATGTTGCCGGAACCGGTGCTACCACCGCTTGCATTTTCTTTCAAATACTTGCGTGTGTTTTCGAGGATCACGCTCATACTTGTACGCTTGTTGCCTTTCAGGCCTTCGAGAAGAGCGTCTTTGGTTTCATTCCAACGACCTTCTAATAGAGTTTGTGACATTTAAGTCTCCTTAGTTAAAAAATTACAGCCCTGCCAGACGCTTGATGGCGATCACATTGCTGTTGTCAACACTGTCTTCGTCTTGACGAGGGGCAGTTTTATTACCAGTGACTTCTGACACATTTTCTGAGATCACCTGGCGGGCTTTCACAGACTTGCCTTCAGCTAATACTGCTGGTAGATACTTTTCGAAGGCGTTCTTCAGACGGTTTGTCTGCACACTTTCGAGTAAATTACGCATCACTTCACGCTTTTCCTCATTGAGAGGACTTAGCAGATCGTCCATTGTGGTTTGACGCACAGTAGATTCACGGATGATTCGTATTTCACGTTCCTTGGACTCAACAAGAACTTTTGCTTTCCTGCCGAGTTTGATGGCTTCTGACAGTTGATTTTCTCTGGCAGCGATGATGTTTTGCAACTTGCGGACTTCGGCTTTCTCATTGAGATGAGTGGCACCAAATTCAGCAGCATACGCTTCAAAAATACGACGACCAAAATTGTTCTCACGAGCAATTTTAACATCTTCGTGTAACTGTGTAAGTTCAGCCTTGAGATGATGGCTAACAGCTTGACTCATTTTTGCGGCACTTTCTTTTACGAAACGTGTCTTGAGACGCTCCAATTGACCACGTGCTTCACGCACCAAACGCACTTTGGTTTCCACCACGTCACGTTTATCTGTAGCAAATTCTTGGATCTCACGAGCCAGGGCATGCACCATGAAGCCTTCTAGTTTTTCTAGTCCTTCATTGTGCTGCTTGCGGTCTTTACGCAGTTCGCTGATTTCTTCGGCCAATTTGGTCACCATAAAGTTGTTGAACTTTCCGGCGCTTTCTTTCATCTTGGCTTGGAACTTCACGCGATCTTCGCGCAGGGCAGCTTTCTCTTGAGCAAACTCAGCGAGTTCACCGGCGAGACCATCTGTCATCATCTTGTCTAAGGCTTCAACCATCACTGTCTTGTCGTGCTCATAGCGTTGTGCGAACTCTTCACGTAGTTCGGACCGAACCTGTTCACGTGCTTCTGACAGTTTTGATTCCCAAGCTTCGTTGAGTTCTCTGCTGACATCTTCATTGATCAGGCCGCTATCTAGCAATGGTTTGATTGCATCTAGCATGCTTTACTCCTTAATTTTGAGATCTTTGATAAGGCGTTTTACTTCCTCACGCAAAAATCTCTGTACCTTGCTGTCAGACCCTGCTTCTTTGGCTATCTCCAACACTTTATGACCATACTTCATGTTACGAAGTCCTTCATAAATTGCACGGGGATATGCATGCGGAGCACTGGGCTGAGCAACAATATCTACAGTGACGATTTCAAAGTCACTGACATGTCCGTTGCTGTCGTTCACGTTTCCGGAACCACGGCTCGAAACTCCTAGTTTTACACCCGAATCCAACATGGTTTTAACCAATTGGCCCATGGGTGTGGGTAATATTCTCAACTTGCCGTATCCTGCAGGGCCATCCATCCACATCTTGTCAATGCAATGGCTCACACGATCCAAATTGATTTTCAAATCCTCTGGGTGATCTACTTCACCCAGCACTGAATAACCACCACGCAACTGCTCATTGATACTTTGGACGGCTTTGCCAATTTCATTCACAGGGTAAACTCTTTCGTTGGCGTTCTTTACTCCGCCTTCGATACAGATACCTTCCATGTATAATGTCTTGCCTGCACCGTCAGGACCATCTTCAACCAAGACGCGAATCTTGGCTTGGTTGAAGTTTAAATGTTCCTGTAAGTATTTCATTGCAGATTACTTTCCACCGCGTGGAAATGGTGTGCGTGTGTTAACACCTGATGCTTGACCCAAGTGTGGCTTAGTAGCTGGCTTGAGGTCTTGCTTGGCTTGTGCTGGTGTGTTACCAACTTTACCAATCAGGTCCTTGGTGCTATTTTTGTAAGCAGCAGTGTCGTGGTGTCCACCTTCGTTTTTGCCTGCTCGCACAGGACGGCCTTCCATGCCTGTTTGACCAGCATTGAATGCTACAGGACCTGCTTTTCCGTCACCTTCTTCGTGTGTTGTGACTTTGGGATGAACTTGTTTCAAGCTGATGTTTTCCATCATGCCTTCTGTTTCAAATTCGTCAGCGTCAATTTCCATGTCGCTCATGCCGTCGTCACCACCGTCCATACCGCCCATGTCATCACCGCCCATCATTTCTTCAAATTGAGCCATGAGTTCGTCTAGCTTGTCTTCTAGATCCAGGATGCGATCTGTTTGCTCGGCATCATCCATTTCTTCGTCATGGTCATGTTCCATGTCTTTGGTGAGATCTTCGCCATCTGCTTCGGCTTCGTCGTCAAACTCGACATCATCTTCTTCGTCGTCGGTTTCCATCATGCCGTTTTCTTCAGCTTCAACATCACGGATCATTGCTTCAGTTTGACTTCCGCCCATCATGCTTTCATCCATGTCGGTATCAACTTCGGTGGGAGTTAATCCCATTTCGTTTTCACCTTCTTGCATGAGGTTTTCATAGATCTGACGGCTTTTTGATACCACGATCTGATGGAAAAGTTCTTTGGCTTTTGCGTCTTCGTCGTTGATCACATATTCAATCAACTGTTCAAACTGGTTTTTGCTCATTTAAATGGCTC